TTTTTATTAGTAATGTTTTTAATGCTTTAAGGTAATAATTCCCGATTTTCTCTCAATGGCAGAATAGATGCCTCAGTGTATTTTCTTTATCTTTGTTCAAAGAAAAATGTACCTAATACTTCTAAATATTAGTTACATCAATCTATGACAAATTCTATTTGTTACTCATCTACAACAGTTGAATTCCCAACCAACTTGCGATAGATTTTCCAACAATACCAAAGCTGCCTCCGGGCGGCTTTTTTTGTTTCTGAACCCTGCCATTGGCGGGGTTTTTTATTGGCTGCCGGGAGTTGAGATGCCATTGAAAGAGCCGGAGAGCTGGACCCAACTCCAATCCATAGGCCTTGCGCTGATGGCGATTTGGGGAGGACTGGTGACTTACATCATCGATATTCGCAAAAAGAATCGTCCCTTTCGTTGGGTAGAAGCGCTGATGCAAATCATCGTCTCTGGATTTGCGGGCGCATTGTGTGCTTTGGCCGCAATGTACTTTGAATGGCCGCAAGAATTGGCGGGGTTTGCTTGTGGTATCAGTGGTTACGCTGGCTCGCGGATCCTTGCCATTTTTGAGCGCAAATTTATTAGCTCTATCTCAAATCAGCCTTAAACGCCGAATGCTTTGTAATGCCCTCACATGCTTGGTTGGATGTGGGGGCTTTTTATTGGAGAAACGTCATGTTTGATGTGGTGTTCGAACGTCTCATGCCCCACGAAGGTGGCTTTCAATGTGACCCCAAAGATCGTGGCAACTGGACTGGAGGACGTGTCGGCGTTGGTGAGCTTAAGGGCACCAATCGTGGTATTGCCGCGATGACTTACCCACATCTTGATATCGAAAACCTCTCTTATGAGCAGGTGAAGGCGATTTACTTCGAGGATTGGTGGCAAGCACTCGGTATGGCGCGTTTTCGTCCGGCGATGCAATACCAACTTTTTGATGCTGCGGTGCAGCATGGTTGGCATCGTGCCGTGAAAATGCTGCAAAGCTCGGTGGGTGAAAAGCCTGACGGCATTATCGGCCCGAAGACGCTGTCGGCGACACAAACGATGGATCTCAATGATTTATTGATGCGCTACATCGCCTATCGCATCACGTTTTACACCAAAGTTTCGACCTTCAACGAATACGGACGAGGGTGGATGCGCCGAGTCGCACAGTGCTTGCTGTTCGCCGCAGTGGATAATGACCTTTAAGGGGAACTTATGGATAAGCTAGGTCTTATTTTGAAAAGCCGCAAAGTGATCAGAGCGCTGGTGGCGTTATTGGCGGCACTGATGCTGTCATTAGGCTACCAGATATCGCCGGAGTTTCAGTCGCTGGTGTCACAGGCGGTGTGTGAAGTGATGGAGTGTATCGAGTAACACAATGCACGAGTGGTTATCCCTTTTGATGAGGCTAGTGAATGCGATTTTGGATTCGATTAATCGGTCGCGTAAACAAGCGGCAACCGATTCTCCTAGTGAGCATATTGCTAATGGTGGTCTCGTGCAGCGCAGTGAGAAAACCTTCGCCGATGTGGCCAACCAACCTGACCGTGATTGAGCTCGCTGATGGCGGACTTTGCCTTGACCGAGCTTCGGCAGAAAAGCTTGCCGCTTTTAAAGCGGAATTAGAGTCGTTGTAAGCGGGAGTATTGATGAAAAGTATCGCGCATGAACTCACAGTATTGGTGGATAAATCCAAGCCGTTTCGTTCGTTGTTGGTAAAAGCTGAGGTGGGTGGCTCCGTCGAACTGCAATATGAGCTCGATGGTGAGCGGATCACCGCACAAACCTTTACTGCGACAGGTCACTATGAGTTGGTTATCTTGCGTAGCGGGTACCTTGTTCCAAATAATGCCCACTTTTCCTTGGTGTAAGCATGGTCGATCAAGAGCCACTTTGGGTACGCCGAGTCTTGGTGAGCCGCGAACGCTACGCCCCATATTTTGATGGTTTAACGCAATATGCCGTATTGGATAAACCTATGGTTTTCACTGGTGATTTTGATATTTCTATTGAGGCCGAAGGGTTAAGAAACGACAGTTTTCAAGCGCTCTTTTCTGGAGAAACGGTCGATAACTTCTTTCGATTGCTTCAAGGTGGCAGTGGGATCCAGTGCTATATCGGTGGCGCAATTGTCTCTTGGTTGACCAATCAGTTTGATGCGTCTCAGCCTCATCATTACCGGCTGAAACGGGTGGGGTCAGTGGCCTCCATTGGGGTTGATGGCGAATGGAAAGTCAGCCGTGAAGGTATTCAAACGCCGCTCACCGTTACTCGTATGATGCGCTCTTGGACCACCTCACTTTTCACAAGAGGGCAGATCCGCGAGCTCATCATTCAAGGGGCTGTGTATCCCTTGGATCAGAAAGAGAATGCCATTCAAAGAAGCCAGCCAGATAACGGTAATTCGCTGACCATCATCAACCATACCAAAGCGATGTGGAGACGGGTGTGAGCCTCTATCAGATGTATGCTTTTCTTTCGATGTCCGAGTGGCAAATGTACTTTAAAGCCCGATTTCCTGATGCGGTTGAGGTTCAGAGCTATAAGCTGGCGGTGTTTTTGAATACAGAAAAAGAGGCGTTGATGCGTCAGGCGAGCCAAGCTGTCGAACTGGAGGCGAGCGCCATTATCACCGCACTGGCCACACAAAATCACGCCTGCATGATTTGCGATTACGCTGCCGCCATGCAGGTTTGCCAGCATTTCGAGTCCAGCGAGCAATTGTCCCCATGAGTATTCAGTGCCGAGCCTAGTGCTCGGCTTTGTTGTTTTTGTCGCTAAGCGTTTTTTCGAGAGCGCTTAACCGCACAGACAGCGACACGTCTAATCAAAGGAGTCACCATGAATACCCATCAAGACACGATTGCCGTCACTGGTAATGAAACATTGGAAGAGCTGGAAGCTTTACTGGAATCGATGGAAGTGGAAGAAAGTCGCCCAACTGTCGAGAAGGAACAAGGCGCTGACGAGCACCTTGCTCTCTCTTCACAATCGCAAAGCGTGGAAGGTTTAGACGGCGATACCGATGCAGCCTCGCCAACTGCAGAGCCTAACGCAAAGCCAGACGGTATTCTTGCCAAAGACCAAAAGCACATTATCCCGATGGAGGTGCTCGAGCGAGAGCGGCAAGAAAAAGCTCAGCTTCGCCAAGAGCTTGAAGAGTTAAAAGCGCATTCAGCGCAGCTTGAAAAAGCGCAGCGCATGATTGATGTGCGTAATAAACAACTCGAGGAATTGGGCGTTGCGCCGGCTGACTTACCCGAAGATGTCACCATTGATGAAAAAAAACTTGCCGCGTTACAGGAGGATTACCCCGAGCTTGCCCCTTTCTTTTTGGCTATGAATAACAAAATTGAGGCGTTGGTTTCCAGTGGCACGGTGGCGGCCTCGACCACATCACCGGAGACTGAAAGCGCCGCGCCAGTGGACAATGCTGAGTTGACGACGGCGCTACAAGCAAACGCGGATTTGCAGTCGTGGATGAGTGAAGGTGGTGCGCGTTGGAATGCCGCGCAGCAAATTGATGACCATTTGGCTTCAAGTTCTGAATGGACGAATCGAAGCTACGCCGAGCGATTTGAAGAGGTCAGTAAGCGGGTACGACTGGCGTTTGGTGATGAACCTAAATTGTCAGCCCAAGAGGCTCTGAGCGCGGCGCAAGAAGCAAGCCGTAAAGCGAAAAACGCTTTGCCTGCGTCACCGAGTGAGCTTGGCAATACTCATCGCACGGGGGATTCCGATCTGATGAACCGGGTACAAAGTGCTAATCACGAAGAGTTGGGTAAATTGTTTGACTCTCTCAGTGAAGCGCAAATCGAGCAACTGCTTTATAACGCTGGATTCTAAACCCGTTTTTCAAACACTAAGCCTCAGCTGACACGCTGGGGCTTTTTTATTGGAGTGAAAGTATGACAACCATTACTGACGGCGTGAAGTTACAGGAAACCGCGCTGTTCAAAGCGACCCTGCGCAATCGCTCGTTTACTAATATGTTGACCGAAGATGCGCCGCAGAGTGTGACCAGTAATAAAAAAGGCAATGAGCAAACCTCACCTCATGCTCCGATTGTCCGCTGCGCCGACTTAAGTAAATCGGCAGGGGATGAGGTAGAAATGCAGATTGTACATGGTTTGACGAAAAAACCGACCATGGGCGACCGCCGAATTGCCGGACGGGGTGAAAGTTTAGAGTTCGCGGACTTCTCACTGAAAATCAACCAAGGCCGCCATCAGTGGATTCTGGCGGTAAGATGACGCAGCAAAAGACTCGCCATCCACTGCGTAAACTCACTCGAGCTTTGCTGCCGGATTACGTGAATACGCTGCAAGATCAGGTTACGACAGTGCACCTTGCCGGAGCGCGGGGGGATTATGCGACCGATGACATCATTGTGCCTTTAGAAAGTGATACTGAGTTTGCCGAGATCATGGTCAATGATGTCTTGCCGCCAACGTATGATCGCCACTTCTTTGGGGGCGATGCGACCTCCTTTGAAGGGCTCGATGCGGCGGATATTTTCTCGATTGAAACATTGGATAATATCGGTCTCTACCTTGAAGAGATGCCACATCCACTACAACCAATCCGTTTTAATGACGACAAGATGGCGGGCGATGAGCCCTTCTATTTACTGAGTGTTACCCCACGTCAATGGAGTGACTTCTATACCTCAACCTTAGGTAAAGATTGGCAAAACCTCACTGCGAATGCGATTTCCCGATCGCGTAACTTTAATCATCCGGTGTTTCGTGGCGACTGTCTGATGCGGGGCAATATCTTGGTGCGCAAATACAAAGGTATGCCGATCCGTTTTAATCCTGGTTCTGTTGTCTCGATTTCCAATAACGATAAAGCAGCCAGTGTGCGTCAAGTCAATGCGGCCACCACCATAGATCGCGCTATGTTACTCGGCGGGCAGGCGTTGGCATACGCGTGGGGAAAAACGCAAGGTGGCCAATCCTTCCGCTATCACGAAGAAGATGTGGATGCGGGTAACCGTACCGAAGTCACGGTGTATTGGATGAATGGCTCCAAGAAAATTCGCTTTAAAGACAAAACGGGTCGCGTGAACGATCACGGGGTGATTGCGCTCGATACGGCTGTGAACCTGTAGTGGAGTAAACGTGAATGACTCATCGACAAAGTGAAACCTTTAACAACCGTGTTTACGTTGGGGCGCACGGCAATTTATCGCTTGAAGAAGGAAAACTCAGTGCCAAAAACACGCCTATCGACACGGTATTTGCCGTCTTGGAGCTGCCGATTGGTTTAAAGCTGACGGGGGTACGTTTGGTGACCAATGGGCTTGGAGCCTCGGTCAGCGTCGATATCAAAGTCAACGATATCGCCCTAGCGCTTGGGGAAGCGGTCGCCAATAAAGTCGCGAAGCAGATCCCTATCAAGCCAGTATACCTCAAAGAAAAGGGCATCCTGAACGTCACCATTAAAGGTGGTGTCGCCACAGGCGAGCTTCTCATCTTGCCGGAGTACGTCAACGTTGGGTATTAAGCCCAGCCACTGTAGAGAGGGAGGCCAAGAGCCTCCTTTGATTTTTGGGAGAGAGTGATGACGCATAAAATTGCTGTGGTCTATATCGGGCCTAAGCCGAAGAAAAAAGACACGGTCGCTGGCTCTAGGCTGGTGTTTCCGCGCCATAAGCCGGTGTTAGTTGAACAAGATTTGGCTTATCAACTACTGGATTTTCCGAGCGTATGGATAACGGAAGAGGAGTTAGAGGATCATCTGAAGCTTCTTGATGAAAAGGCCCAAGCGATGGCTCATCAACGGGCAGTGCAAGAAGCAATGCAGGAGGCAGAAGAAAAAGCGGTTTCCATGGTTGTCATGCTAAATGGTGAGGAGTTGGACCTCGATAAGCTCAACTCAGCCAAGTTAAAGACGCTGATCGCTGCTAATGAACTCGATATCGCCCCCAAAGGCGCGCAGGAAGAGGTGACAGAGTTTCGAGTACGAGTGCGCGATTATCTGCGTCGCATGAGTGAAGAGAGTGAACCGGCAAACCTCGCGGAGTGATTATGGAAACCGTCACTATCGAACAGTTTGTGCCTACCCTTCGGCAATTGGTCAATGTCGCACTTGCGCCATTACTGCACAGTGCTTTGCTGCAAGCTGGGCAAGAGTTTTGCCGAGAAAGTGGTCTTGTGCGTTACACGAGAACAATCGACAGGGTTATCGCACACCAAGTAGTCGCGATTGTGGGTAGCTCTGAGTTGAATTCACCGAGTGTTGGTCGGTACACCACCGCTGAGTTGATGGCGGTGGTGGATGATAAAGGCTCGGCATTAATCAAAGGTATTGATTATCTGCAAACCAGTCGTGATGAGCTGCGCTTTCTAAGGGAGGGGAAAGATCTTTTCATCCACTGTGCGATAGAGCCGCAACGTGACTCACAGACCTTACCCAAAGTGCTTTGGGATGAGTATGGCCAAGCGATCTGTTATGGCGCAGCCCATTGTCTGATGTTGCAACCCGATAGTGATTGGCACAATCCATCGCTGGGTCGTGAGTATCGAACGTGGTTTGTTGAGGCGATCCGCTGCGCTAAGCGTTTTGGCTTAGAAACGGGTCAACAACAGGCCTTTGCCAATCCGGTACGTCAACGGGAGTTCTTCTGATGAGCGTCACCATTAAAGGGCTTATTGATCGCGTTGCGCGCGATCTCATCGATGTTCGACATGTGCGCTGGTCGCGCCCTGAGTTGATGGACTTTGTGAATGATGCCATTTCAGCCATGGTGATTCGCCGGCCTGATTTATCTCGAACAACGGCGATGATCGAATCAAGTTCTTATCAAGTCAGTCTACCGGCGGATGCCTATCAAATTTTGGCGGTCAACCACATCAATCAACAGGCGGCGCAGTTTGTGAATATTCATAAACTCAATCAACTCTATCCAGAGTGGCGTAAAACCGCAGGGGTACCTGTTTGTTGGACGCGTAATGAGCTCGATGAAACCACCCTGTTTTTATACCCGTCGCCTCAAGCACCAGTCAATGTGGAGCTGGTTTACTCACGGACGTTACAAGTGGCGAGCGAAAGCGATGTCTTTCCACTGCCTGAGATCTATTTAGGGGTAGTGTCGGATTTTGTGATGTACCGAGCCTATAACAAAGATTCGCAAAATCCCGCGGAAGGCCAAAAAGCTCAGTTGCATTTACAAGCCTTTGCTACCGCGTTGGGCGATAAGACGGCCACCGATAATGCTAAGGCGCAGATGATCCAGAGCAGTGAAGGGGCACGTTAATGAGTTCTCCGTCGATGGAAGCACTGGTGAAAACGATTGATGCGCTCGAGAAATCCACCGCAGAGCTGGTGGACCTATACACTCAAGCGCTCTTTGGTGTGGATTCGAGTGCCCATGTGCTCAGTAGTAACGTCAACGCGCAAGCGCTGCAAGTGGCTCAGAATGCGCTTATCACGACTGCGAAAGCAAGAGAAGCGGCGCTATCGGCGCACATTACCACCGAACAAGCCTCTCGCTCTGCACTGCATGCCGACCGATCTGAAGCGGCGACGCAGATTGCGGTGATTCATGTTTCGAATTTAAAAGCGCTGCCGACCTATGAGCTGACTGACGGGAAACAGTTTTCTGTCGCGGGGTTTTACGCGGAGAGTTATGCCGGTGGCGGCTTATTTGTGTTCGATAGTGAGCGAGATTTCTCGGAGCATAATGGCGCAGAGGTCATAGCACTCGATGCACTAAAAGCTTGGGATGGCGAAGAGCAGACGGTAAACACATTTTTAAGTTGGTCGGGTGTGGGGCAAGGTTGCTTTGTGCAAATCGGTACGCAAACTCTGTATGCCAGCCAGTTTGTGACAGATCCCAATGATCCCGTCTCGGTCTATCGAGGACTCGATAGGCTCAATAAGCAGGTGACCCACGGCTCAATCATTTATCTGGATAGGCCGATGGTTGCGCCGAGTTCTGCACTCATCATCGACAAAAATCAGGTCAAAGTGATCGGTGGAGCCCTGACTCGAACGCTTGGCGCGACCGAATACCCATTTTGGGTTGGTCGCGCGGATACCCAAGTCGACGGAGTCACTTTTATTGGTCTTTCCTTGGCAGGTGAGCGAGAGGACAGCAATCCGCAGTGGGGTAAGCAAGGGGTATATATTCGTCGGGCCACCAATACAGCGTTTATCGGCTGTCAGTTTAAAAAAGTGGGGGATGCCGCAATTCGACTGGCCGCGTCTCTCTCTAGCCATACTGTGGAGGGCGCTTTAGAGTCGCGAACCGACGGGGTTCAGTTGATTGGTTGCGTCTTTGAAGATTGTACGCAGGTAACCACCAATAACACGGGTGCGCAGAGTGTGATTTTCAGTGGCTGTGTGTTGCGGCGTATTGGCTCGGTGAAGTTCACACAAAGAAATTTGGTCAAAGGCAAACCCAGTCTGCTCATCGGCTGCTTATTTGATGATGTATCAAAAATTGTCGAGGTACAGGGTGGGGGCAATGTAGAGATAGTCAACTGCTCTGGGACAGCAGAAATGCTGATTGCCGCTTACCCAAACGCTTCCACCTTTGTGACGGGACAACCTATTCCTTACGGCAATATCCAAATTCGCGGGGGCAGCTTTGTATTGAGCTGCCCCTCTGGGAACGCCTGTTATCTGGAAACCCTCGACTCTCCCAGTGGGGAAAGAGTGGTTAACTACGGCTCAGTAGCCATTTTAGGTGCGAAGCTCACGTCGTTAAATCCTCAAGCTCGATTGCTGCGTGCACACGCCAATCCTTCGGTCACGGCCTCAATGCATCCCAATATTCGCGTGGATGGATGTCAGTTGAGTAACTTCCTCGGTGATGGATTGGTCAGTGTGAGTCACAGCGTGGTGGATGAGTGGTCGCTAGAGATAGCGAATAACCAGTGGGATGAGGTGAATCGCGTGCTGGTGGCCGAATTGAGAAGCGGTGGAGCTTGGTCCATCGATCTCTCCAATAACCGCGGCAAAGTTCGTCTAGGGTCCCACAGTATCGCTCGTGCTGCTTTGGGGCGATTACTCAAAGTTCATCGTAATCGCTTGGAATGCAGCTCGAATGAGGGCAACAGTTTTGCCTTCTTTGATATGGCGTTCTTCGCGTTTGCCTTGGAATTGACCGAAAACGAGCTAGATGTTTCCCAGTATTGGCGACCTGTTTGCGCCTCATTTGCCCAGCCCAGCACTTCGGGATGCACCCTGAAAATGGGGGGTAATAAGCTTTATCTGCCTGCCTTGGGGTCAGAAGGTACGCTGCCAAGACCTGTGTATGTCAGTGCTGATACGGGGATAGGTTGGCAGGGCGTTTTACAATGTTACCCAAGTTATGTGTTTGGAGAGGGGCGCAAACTCAGGGCGGAAACGGCCAGTGGCCTCAGTTTTTCGGTGATTGAATTTGAGTACCTCTGGGTGGGTAAAGAGTCGAGCCGCCGATTACTGAAAAGAGTCTTTGCAGAAAACATCGCAGGCGTCAGTGGTGCTTGGCGAGTCGTTGAGGTGTACAGCGATGGCGTGGTGAGAAGCCATGGCCGGCACCAAAACCAAACCTCCAATGATTTTAACCTTTACTTTCCCTTTTCTGGGTCGACTTTACTGGCTGAGCCATTCGCGCCGCAGATCATCCCTGAAGAGCCTTGCTTACCTTATTTTGTGCAGCCGATCAGTAATGGGTTGGTCGTCAGATTTATGAATTTAGCGGGTCAAGGCGTTTCGCCCTGGTTTCGTTATTCGGTGGAATACAAGGTGAGTCTGAATGAGCTGGCGAACTGGACCGGCGGCAGTTAATGCAGAAAGAGAGATTGAGTCACTTTTCGATGCGGTCTGTGGCCGTAGGGTTTGTTTTTTAAGGGGAGCGTATGCGTATTGAGATCTCGACAATGAAAGGTGAAATACCTCGCCTTGAGTCTCATCTATTGCCAAACGAAGCGGCTTCTCTGGCGTTTGACTGCACTTATGAGCGTGGCGTGGTTGCGCCGATGCGCTCAGATCAAGAGCATGGCACCTTGGCGACTCTGTCACCAGTCACGCTGTTTTATTATGCACACTCACATTGGTTTACCTTCACTCAACGCGTGAGTGTGATTGCTAATCCGATGGCGCAAGATGCTTATCAACGAGTCTATTGGACAGGGCAAGGTAAACCCAAGGTGACCGCACAAGATATTGCGGTTACACAAGGTCAAATGCCAGCCGCGTGGTATGACTTAGGTGTGCCAAGACCTATGGGGAAGCCCGTTGTGATTAAGGTCGATGCGACGACCGGCGACAATCCCCCTGAAGGCGAGTTACCCGCCTACGATGATGAAGACAGGCTCTACATTCAAACCTACGTGACACGCTTTGGGGAAGAAGGGGCACCGGGTTTGCCGAGTGTCCCCGTATTGATTGAGAAACCCGGCTCGACGGTGACGGTGCAACTCGCGCCAATGTCTGTCAACACACACAATATCACTCACACTCGCTTGTATCGTTCGGTATCTGCAAGCGGAGTTGGGGATTATTTACTGGTCGCTGAGCTTCCCATCAGCCAAACCGAGTACTTAGATTCGGCACGCAATGTCAATGGACCACCGCTTGAAACATGGGACTACGATATGCCCGATGCCAATCTGCAGGGACTGTGCACAATGGCGAATGGCATTTGCGCCGGCTTTGCGGGTAACGAGGTGATGTGCTCTGAGGCCTATTTGCCTTATGCGTGGAGTAAGAGTCATCGTGGTGTTACGGATGACGATATTGTGGCCATCGCTCCGATTGAAACGTCACTGGTTGTGGTCACTAAAGGCAAACCATACCTCTTTTCTGGTGTCACACCGAGTATGGTTACCAGCATGCGCCTTAATGTTGAGCAAGCGTGTGTGAGTGCCCCCTCCTTGGTCGTTATAAACGGGATGGCGATGTATGCCTCGCCGGATGGCCTAGTCGCGATTTCGGGAACGAGTGCGACTATCATCACCGAAGGCATTATGGATAGAGAGAGTTGGCAGAATTTCATGCCAACGACGATCAAAGCGTGGGTTGCTGAAGGTCAATATATCGCTCAATACCAAGGCGGAGCGTTTATTTTTGACCCAAGTACGCACAGCCTGACACGTTTATCGAATACATGGGATAGTGCATTTCACTATTTGCATGACGATACGTTGTTCATTGCCAAGGGCAATACGCTTAACGCTTGGCAACGAGGTCATCAACCGGTCGCCATGACATGGCAAACCAAAGCTTTTCTTATTCCTCAGCACGCCTTTTTGACTTGCGCTCGCCTTGAAGCGAAAGCGCCTGAACGTTTAAGCGTAACGGTTATCGTCGATGGTGAGGCGATTTTCAAGCTGGAACAGGGCGAGCTCACTCACGCGCCATTTCGGTTGCCCGCAGTACGCGGCAGCCGATGGCAAATCAAGGTAGAAGGGACCAGTCAGGTCGAGCGGATTGTCATGGCAGATAGCCTCTCGGAGTTGTACTGATGGCAAAGCGATCGCCTTTTCGGGCAGGACGTTCACTGGAGGCGTTGTACGAAAACGTCGAAATTTTAACTGGGCAACGTGGCGATGGTCGTTACCGAGCGGTGACCGAAAAAGAGGTGGTTACGCTCAATGCGAAAAACGCGCAATCGAATGTGAATCAAAGCAGCGAATCTTCATCGAGTTTGGTTCAAGTCCCGCATGCACCTCACCATGTGCAAGCCTTTGGTGGGTTTACTGCCATCTTAGTACAATGGGATACGCCACAATTTAGAGGATTTGCATACGCTGAAGTATGGCGGGCAAATCACAATGACTTTTCTCAAGCCGTAGTCGTGGCGACAACGCCGGCTAATGTGTTTTCTGATGTGGTCAGCGCAGGGAGCCGATTCTATTACTGGGTTCGCTTCATCAATACGAAGAATCTTGCGGGACCTTACCATGGCGTAAACGGGATACTGGGTGAAACCTCGCAAAACATTGGTCAAGTGATTGATGAGCTGGCCGAGCAGCTAAAACAATCCGAGCTTATTCAACTCTTGCAACAAGAGATAAGCGCTAAAGCGCCACAGACTTTGCTGGAACAACTGGATAGTGAGCTGGCGGCTTCTGGAGAGCTGATCGCGCAAATCCAGCGCCAATTGAAAAGTGCGACAGAAACCTTCGCGGCTCAAGTGACTCAGCTTCATGCATCTTCACTGGCAAGAGATGAGGCGCAAGCCGCGTTGAATGAAGCGAAACTTCTTGATGTCTCGACGGCGTTTGCAAATGCAGATCAAGCATTAGCCGAGCGAGTGAATACCGTTGAAGCCGTCGCAGGTAACGCCAAGGCCACCGCGCAAACCAATGCCCAAGCGATAGCGACCATCAATCAAGATGGGAGCGTGGCATTTAAGGCAATGTGGGGGGCGAAAGCGCAAGCGGGCGAGATTAGCGCTGGGATTGGTTTGATTGCTAAGAGCGATGGCACCAGCCAAGTGGCAGTTAGTGCCAGTCAATTCTTTGTCTACGATCCCAATAAGCCCGGAACCTTAGTGCCGACGTTCGCGATTGATAATGGCGCGGTCGTGATCCCCAAAGCGATCATTGAAAAAGCGACTATTCAGATCCTGCAAGCACAAACCATTGTGGCCGATGAAGTGAAAGCGGGTATCGAAATCGCTTCGCCTGTTATTCATACCGGTCAATTGCGAGGTGGTGACTCAGGATTCGGTGCGGGTGGTCCTTATAACGGCTATCACACCTTTATTCACTCAAACGGCCTCTTACAAACCAACAATTTACAGGTCAATAATGGTTATTTTCGTGGCAACATCGAAGGGACCACTATTAATGGTGGTGTGATCAAAGGGGCGACAATTATCGCCAGCACCTTTTATCAATCGGTAGTGCTCTATACCACATTTGGGGATAACGCGACGACCAGCCTCTCTTGCCCTTCTGCGTTAGGGGGCGGGTTAGTGGTCACCTCTGAATCGGTTCGTGTGACCTTGCCGGAAACAAGCTACTACAGTGATGGCGCGACCGCTCCGGTGGATTTTTTCCCAGCAGGGGATGTGTCCATTAACACCATGAACCGAGCACGTTACCGCACTATTCCGGATGGAGTATTTAACTTTACGGTGAGACGGCCAAGAGTGGGGGGCTCTGGTTTTTTACAAATCTTTGTACAGGCCATCAATCTCAGTGGTGGCGTCGTTGCCGAGGCAAGGATTGTCGGAACCGATACCGCCAATGCGGTAGGTACAACCGTAAATGTGGCAGGGGTGAGTTTTGCGCTGACTTATTACCGAGGAGGAAGCAGCGGTTATGCTGTCGAAGAGGCGCACATTGCGAGTCGTCGTTCGCTGTTGGGTTCGGGCTGGACTTACTCTGCTTCCCAATCTTTACGCTTTCGGCTGCGTTTAACATCGCTGCACGATGGTGCGGTGATCGTCAATATGTCGGCCTCTATCAATAACAGTATTGACCCAAGGTGATGGCATGATGGTGACAACTGAAAAAGAGCCATATCGCTTTTACTTCCAAGGCGAAGTGACCGACTGGAACACGTTCAAGGCGGCTTATGATGCCGGAAACATCCCAGATGAACTTTATTATGAGCGATTGGCACTGCGGCAAACGTGGCTTGACGGTCATGAGGTCAATGAAAGGGCTTGGGCGCGCGCTGAACTTGCGGCTACCGATTTTATGGAGTTGCCAACGGCGACCTATCAAGGAGAGCGGTTAGTGACATCGCCAAAACTTGCTGAAATGTTGGCTTATCGCGAAGCGGTGCGACGTTACGATTTACGTGAAGAGTCTCGCCCATTGAGGCCGGCATGGTTTGTCGATGAGTCTTTATAAACTGTCTTACGAATCGTGGCGATCTCGAGTATTGCCGTTGATGGAACAGACCGAGAAGCGCAACCAGCACTGGTTCGCCAAACAAGTAGATGAAGCCCTACTCGATGGTAGGGCTTCGCTGTTTTTGGTGGAGGAGGGAGTGTTCGTCCTTGAGCCCAGTTTGGACAATGGTGAAATGCAGGTATGGGTACTGTTTGCTTGGAGCAATCGTAAAGGTGCGCTTAAGCGCTATTTACCGACCGTAGAGCAGTTAGCAAAGCGGGTAAAGGCCAAGAGGTTACTGCTGAATACTGCCGTGAAAGCTTTGCAAGTAAGCCTAATTGACGGTGGGTTTTGTCGTATCGAAACCGGTGATGTTGAGACTTGGTGCAAGGAGATCTAATGGGTGGGAAAAAAGATGGCCGCGTTCAGGAAACCGCGGCGGAAATCGCCGCTTCCCAAGTTGCGGCGAAAGAGTGGAACTTATACAACACAGAGCTCAAAGCGTTTGAAGATATCTTTATACGGCGAGTGAACAACCTTAACTCAGAGGCCAATATGGCCGACGTGAAACAGGCGGCAGATTTAAATTATCAAAGCGAGTACGGCAAAGCGCGAGAGGCGGCCACTGAGAATCTTGTGGCCTCCGGTGTTGATCCGAGCTCCGGAACATTTAAAGCAACGTTAAGCCGTTTGGCGACAGACCAAACTCTCGCTCAGGGCGATACCGTAAACCGCGCTCAAGTCAATGAGCAGGACAAGTATGTGGTGGGTAAGCAAGATATCGTCGCTCTCGGTGCTGGTCAGAAAGCCGAAGGCTTGGCTGGTATGGAAGAGACCGCGCGGCTCTCTTTGAAAAAAGCCACAAGCGATGCCGCCACAGCGTTTAACCGACGTAGCGCGAATGCTCAGGCTGTAGGGACGTTGGCTGGGATTGGAACCAGTATGTACATGAACCGTGCCAAGCCAGATACGAGCTTTGTCAATGTCGATACTAAGACGCTGAAAGGTCAAGCGGGCATGGATCAGAAATATGTACTCAACAGAGGGTAAGTGATGAGCGTTAATGTTTCAGGTTCGGCGGCCAATAACTACGCGAATATCACTCATGCCATGTATCAAGACTGGTTAGAGCGATTTTATCCGCAGCAAAAACAGCTTTTAGAGCAAACACAAAATGGCGAGTTACTGACACAGCAACTTGGCCGCGTGGGAGCCAATTTTTCGAGTGCGCAACAGAGTGCGCGGCTTGCGAATGTTAACCAAATGGCACGTTTTGGGGTTGGGGTAGACACCAATTCTAACGATGACGCCAAGCTCTCTCTGGCGCAGGTGACGGCCAAGAACAGTTTGCGTGAGAACGAGCAAGAACGTGCGATGAGCGTGCTCAGTGGTGGCGCAAAGGGGAAGTTATCACAGCTTAAATTGGGGTAATCATGGCATACAGTTTATTGAATTTAGGCGCAGATACCCGCAAACGTGCATTGGCAGGGATGCAAGAATCGGCGCAACGTGAAGAGCAGCGTAATCAAACCAATCAAAGCCTCAAAGACGCGCAGCGTACCAAGCGTTTATCCAGTGTCACCACGGGGGCTGGCATGGGCATGATGGCGGGCATGCAAGCGGGTAGTGTGGGTGGACCCATGGGCGCTGCGATGGGTGCGGCAGCAGGTTTGATTCTAGGGGAGCTTTTCTAATGCAGTTAGATACACGCAGCGCTATTGATGGTGCAATCCGCGGATTTCAGGTCGCAGAAGGTTACTACCAGCGCAAAGCGGATAATGAACGCCAAGCGAAATTGGATGAGCGTAACGAGGCTCGCTATCAAGATGAGCGGTCTAGACTCTCTCAGATTGAAGCCAAGAACGAGCAACGTTATCAAGACGAGAAGGCTTTTCGTCAGGCTGAAATGGAAAAAGCCGATAAACGTTATGAAGAAAGCCTTAAACGAGAAAATGAGGATCGCATCCAGCGTGATCGACTACTTGATGTACAGGTTGATGCGCAGAAAAGTGCAAAAGCATTGAGCCAATACCAGCTCAATCAGCAAAAGAAAATGGCTTACATGCAGGAGAATTTGCCGCTAATTCAATCTGGCCTCAAACGTTACATGGAAACCGGAGAACTTGATCCCTTGTTTGAGCAGGAACACATTAAGGGCAGTGCTTACGACCCGCGCCGTTATACACCTCGTGTGGTACAGGCGGCCTTTGATATCGAATCGACTATGCCTAAAGTACTTGATGGCTCTATTTCTTACCAAGACTCACAATTCACCAAATCGATGGGCGTGTTGCTTGAGCGTAATGTTAAGCAAGGGATTGGCGATAAAGATCCTGAATCGGGTAAGGTGATTAAGGATAAAGAGTATCTGCGTCATGATTTTGTTGCCGATATTGACCCAAATCGCGAAGGCGATCAGCCGGGCGTGGTGGTCGGTTTGAAAGTGACTTATGAGGACGGTACGACCAAAACCGCGCCAGTAACCGAAAGCCGTTTGGCTGGTAGCCAAGAAGCCGTAAAAGTGATCCCGCTCGATGCGTTAATGAAAGACGTGACAGGTCAAATCCATATGGCTAAGCAGTTTTTTACCAACGAGCACTATGCCAACCTTTTCAATGTGGCAGAGACAAAATCACGCACTGAAATGGATAAGCAGTGGCGAGAGGCGGTGACCGAGCTTGAAAAAGACCGTACTGCAGCGCTGAATGATTTGTTGGAGCCCACCCCAGAGCAAATTTCCGTGGTTAATGCTCGATTTGATGAAAGAAAATCGATGATTAATCAAGTTTATGGACGATTAGGTGACAATCAATCCAATCGTGAGGTCGGATCAAATAGCGCGCAAAGATGGGCAGGCGAAGACCCACAAAAGCGCCAATTCATCAATGAGCTCAGTCAATCCATGAATCTCGCAGAACTGACACCCGAAGCGTTGGAGCATAACTATCAGCGAGTTCTGACAATAAAGTCGAATCACGAAGCCGAATTGAAGAAGCAGCAACAGTTAGAACGATTACGCCAAAGCCAGCAATCTCAAAAAATTTATGAGGATTCAGGGGTGTATGGTGCTGCTCAGCCAACCGATGGTAGAGATTCAAAGAATGCATGGTAGCCATAGTCTAGTTAAGCAGCTTGTGGCATTTGCATTAGACACAGGTTTAGTTAGTTAATTATCCGAGATATTTTTGCCCGCCAAGCAAGATCTTGCTCAGCGTTGGGCAGTTTTTTGCTTTGTTGATGGGGTTGTTTCTATAACTTATTGATTTTGAATGGTGTGAAAGTTGGCATCCCACTTGCTCTTTGTATCGCGACGGTGCGCAGAGCGCGTTAACTCATTCATTGACTTAAAAATGATTTATTGAAAGGAAATAGCCATGCCAACTCCATGTTATATCTCTATCGAAGGCCAAACTCAGGGTCTTATCACTGCAGGTGCATGTACTGCTGACTCTATCGGCGATTCATTCGTTGAAGGCCACGAAGATGAGATGCTGGTTCAGCAGTTTGACCACGTCGTAACCGTACCGACTGACCCACAATCAGGTCAGCCTTCAGGCCAACGTGTGCACAAGCCATTCAAATTCACTGTGGCGCTGAACAAAGCAGTTCCTCTGCTGTACAACGCGCTCTCTTCTGGTGAGAAGCTGAAAACCGTTGAGCTGAAGTGGTACCGTACTTCTATCGAAGGCAAACAAGAAAACTTCTTCACCACTAAGCTGGAAAACGCGTCTATCATCGATATCCACTGTGAAATGCCACACTGCCAAGACCCAGCAAAATCTGACTTTACTCAGAATGTGACTGTGTCTCTGTCTTACCGCAAAATCACTTGGGACCACGTTAACGCGGGTACTTCAGGTGCGGATGACTGGCGTAAGCCAATCGAAGCGTAATTTACGCTGCGAGTATGTCGCTCACCTTCGGGTGGGCGGCTGTGAACCTTAAACCCAGAGTATCGTTTGGCGCGGTATTGTGGGTTTAAGGTTTTGCCATTTTTAATGTAGGGGAAGGAAAGGCAGGATGGCGACATTAGCGTACAGCATTGAGGTGGAAGGGCTGGAAGATGAGACTCTGGTGGTCAGAGGCTTTCACGGGCAGGAGTCACTCTCCAATAGTGTTTTTTTAGGGCAAGCCTGCTACGGGTTTCGCTACGAAGTGCAACTGGCGAGTCGGTTATCCAATCTGACTGCCGAGCAGATGGTCGATAAGCGTGCCGAGCTTAAACTTTACCGCAATTCACAGTTAGTGCAGCGCGTGCACGGCATTGTGCGTGCTTTCAGCCAAGGTGATATCGGCCATCACCACACCTTCTACGAACTTACTTTAGTGCCTGCCTTAGAGCGCTTATCCCTGCGTCATAACAGCCGCATTTTCCAAAAGCAGACTGTCCCTGAGATTCTCTCTATCTTGCTGCAAGAGATGGGCATCAACGATTACGCTTTTGCGCTCAAACGTGATGGCGTGCAGCGTGAGTTTTGTGTGCAGTACCGTGAAAGTGATATCGACTTTCTGCACCGCCTCGCCGCTGAAGAAGGCTTGGTGTACAGCTTTGTCCATGAAGCGGGCAAGCATACCGCCTATTTTAGTGATGCCAGTGACAGCCTAAGTAAACTGCCGGAGCCCATCCCGTACAACGCTTTAGCGGGCGGCACGATAGATACGCCGTATATCCACGGCTTAACCTATCGCACCCAAGCAGAAGTGAGCGAAGTTCAGCTCAAAGACTACAGCTTCAAAAAGCCAGCCTACTCGTTTTTACAAACCGTGCAGGGCACGGAGCTGGATTATCAGCAAACCCGTTACCAACATTTTGATGCGCCGGGGCGCTACAAAGACGATGTGAACGGCGCCGCCTTTAGCCAAATCCGTTTAGACTATCTGCGCCGCCATGCCCACACTGCAACAGGGCAGAGCAACGAGCCGCTGCTGCGTGCTGGCTATAAGTTTGACCTGCAAGAGCACCTTGACCCCGCGATGAACCGCGATTGGGTGGTGGTGTCGATTAACCACCAAGGTGAGCAGCCGCAGGCATTGCAAGAAGAGGGCGGAAGTGGTGCTACCACCTACAGCAATCAGTTCAGCTTAATACCGGGACACCTTCACTGGCGCGCCGAGCCACAACCTAAACCGCAAGTCGATGGCCCAATGATAGCGACGGTTGTTGGCCCTGAAGGTGAAGAAATCTTCTGTGATGAACACGGACGGGTGAAAATCCATTTCCCGTGGGACCGCTACTCGAACGGTAACGAGCAAAGCTCCTGTTGGGTACGGGTGTCGCAAGGTTGGGCGGGCAGTCAGTATGGCTTTATCGCTATTCCGCGCATCGGTCATGAAGTGATTGTTTCTTTCTTAAATGGCGACCCAGACCAACCCATTATCACTGGCCGCACTTATCATGCGACCAATACACCGCCGTATACCCTGCCAGAGCACAAAACCAAAACCGTGCTGCGCACCGAGACGCACCAAGGGGAGGGCTTTAACGAGCTCAGTTTTGAAGACCAAGCGGGCAAAGAGCAAATCTACCTGCATGCGCAGAAAGACTTCGATGGTTTGATTGAAAACGACCACACCACGGTCATTCGTCACGACCAACACCTGACGGTTGAAAATGACCAGTTCACCGAGATTAAACGCAATCAACACCTGACGGTCGAGGGGGAGAGTCGAGAAGCCGTTAAAGGAAGCAAAACACTCATGGTGGAAGGCTCTCTTTATGTCAAGTCTGGTAAGGTCTGGGTCAGTGAAGCAGGCGATGAGATACATATTAAAGCTGGTGAGAAAGTCGTTATCGAAGCGGGCTCCGAGATTACGGTTAAAGCGGGCGGCAGCTTTGTTAAAGTCGATCCTGCTGGTGTGCATCTTGTCGGGGCGATGATTAACCTCAACTCTGGCGGTAGTCCGGGCAGTGGTAGTGGCTTTGGCGGTGCCATGCCAGCGTTACCGGGAGAGGTGGAAATGCCTGTTTACAACTCACCACCTCCGTTCAAAGGCGGAGAAGCATGTCCGTTGCTCGCGAGAGCCGATGCCTCAATGTCGATTAATGAGTGTGAATAATTATGACGACCATTTTTGAACTATGGCGCGCCATGGCTGTATCCGAGAAGAAGGTTCTTTACGTTATTCTGGACAGCTTGTATGAACCTGACGCTGTCGCGCACTGGCATATGCAGGAATGGGCTATTCAAATGCATCCTCTGTATTACCAGACCCCCATGGAGAGTATTCTCAAAGCAAGCCCATGGTTGTGCCAAGTTGCAGTTGAAAAACTCAATGAAATTGAGCAGTGGGTAGACGAACAGCAAGATCCAACTTGGGGTTGGATTTATATCAGCGAACAACCTTGGCAGCAGCAACTTACTCATTGGCAAAACCATTTGCGGATCATGATTGATGGTGATTTGCGAGCGGTACGGCTGCAAGATCCCAGAGTGCTCTCTATTTGGCTTTCGGTAAAGGATCCAGCACTTTGGCAAGGGCTGCTGAGTCCTGTCACGGTTTTGCAGTTGCCAGACCATGTTCCCGAAAGCCGCCCCCATCAACAGGTGTCAGCATCCAGCGAGCTCCCTTGGGCGCTCCCTACCGCATTGAGCGATGCGTGGTACCATAGTCCATTTGGAATTAAGGTGGCGGCTAGCAACTTTGAAGTTGCCCTGTGGGAGCAGGATGCCCAGCTAAGTGAGCAGCTCTATGAACAAGGTGGTGATCTTGAAAAGCAGCTTTCAGGGTGGTTAACCGCTAAGGTTGAGGCGAGTAAGCCAATCAGAACTCTGACGATAGCAGACGTGATGGCATGGGCGAATAACCTGCTAAAAAACACAAACGTATAATTAATAAAGGATAGATCATAACGATGAAAAAACGCTATATCGTGTTGGGAGTAGTCGGTTTTGGCATTTTTTATGTCAGCCGCCCATGGTTGCCGATGCTCTATTTTTGGGGTGATAGTATTGAGGTTGAAATTAATACCCCCGCTCATCTTATCCCATCGGTCGGGGGAACTTACTCCTCTTCGTCATGCCAGAGCTTGTCTATGTCCAGCGGTAATTGGATTAATGGAAGTCGTGGTGATAAAGCCAAGCTGGAAAAAATATCAGATACCCAATATCGCGCCAAAGTTTATTACAAAGACTTCGGACCCTGTAGCTGGAAGTTGAAGTCACTAGGCTGGATTCTGGAATATAAAGATGCTGGTGCCGTACTAAAAGGGGCGACTGGCGCATCTGCGGGTGGTAATCAGATAGTGATTGGCTCGGATGCCTATTTTGATGACTCAGATAGGAACAGTCGCTTATACAGTGAAAGCGCGGTGTTTACGATTAATCAAACCTTGGTGCCTTCAGTATTATTTAGTTCGTGGACAAAGGATTACTCATTTTACATGAGGAATAAGGAACACAGATTAGATACCTACTACTACAATCCCTACAAAAGTGGCGATAACGCGAGGATTGTCTATAACGTCACGGTCGATGAATCGAGCCTAGAGGGGCTCACGGCTGATGAAGCCTATCGTATTCAAGAGGAGCGATTGGATCGCGAGGAGAAAGAGAAAAGAGAGAAAGAGGCGGCTGAACGGAAAAAAATTCGGGATCAAATTGATGAAAATCGTCGCCAGCGTGAAGAAAGAGAAGCCCTTGAGGCGAAGAACAAATCGTCTCAGTAATCGACAAATAAAGCGCGAGGAGTTTTTATGAATAAGATGCAGGGCTGCGTTGATTGCAACAACTTCGTATATAGTTTTGATATTGAGTTAGTAGACGAGCTTGAACAACCAATATCAGATATTGACTATGAGATTTTACTTGAAAGAAACAATCTTGTATTGGCAAAAGGTAAAACGGATGGTCAAGGAAGAATCAGCGTAGAGGGGCTTCCCTCATTACCTCTGCGCTTAGTTTTGGATACAGCTAAGTTTCTTGAGGAAATGCAAGAGCCCCAACGTCACCTTCGTTTGGGGCGCACATCAGCCGACTCCACAGTAAAACCTCGTGCCGAACAGCAGGGGTGTGAGTACAGCTATGCCACTGTGGGCCAGCTTATCAAGGAGTTGCCAACTATTCGTGACTGGCCAGAAGGCCGCGACTTGCCCGCCTTCCACTTCCCTGACCAAGCCCCCAAAGGATGGTCGATTCGGCCTCGGGGAAAAGAGCACCAACACCGTAAACTTACCATTGAAGTTTGCCCATTTCGGGCTTGGGTATTGATGCTACACAATGGCCCCGAATACAGTTTGGTTAACGGGTATAATCTCGCCCTGATGAGTGTACTCGCCTATGCTGGAGCTGAACGAGATGACCATGGTTCCAAGGCGGGGGCGCTCAAGCCCTATGTGGAGCAAGTGCTGACCCACCTTGGACGCTTACCATTCAAGGTAAACGATCAATATTTGGCTCCAGTGGTAAAAGACGTACCCTTTAGCGAGCGCTACCGCCACTATAACTTTATAGATACCAACAACGACAAGATGGGAAAAGTCGGACACACCCAACTGCTTTATCTGGTGAGTGATGAGCACGCGGTTGTCGCATGGCGTGGTACTGAGCACGGAAAGGACTGGTTAACCGATATTTATGGTATTCAGGGCAACGCGAATCCGATCCTGCCCAGTGGAAAAATTCACCTCGGCTTTAAAAATGCCTATCAAGAACTCTCTGCTAATAAAAACCTCGATGATGCAAAAAAAATAATGGAGCGGCATTTGTTAGGCAAGCCGCTATTTATTTGTGGCCATAGCTTGGGTGGGGCTCTTGCGCTGATTCACGCTGCTGAACATCGTGCGGAGAAGCCGCAATTGTATACCTATGGTATGCCAAGGGTATTTGACCGCACGGCAGTTGCACACTTGGGCGATGTTGTGCACTACCGTCACATCAATAATAATGATCTCATTACTGCAGTTCCGCATCCGAAATGGAGCACTGTTCGTATTCAAGTTGCACTGAGTACCGGATTATTACCATATCCAACCCCTACGAAATATTCACCGGAGGTGCGTCGTAATCTCGATAGTCAAGACTATCAGCACCATGGCAATATCATTCATTTTACCAATTTCAGCATGGACTATGATACGGGGCCGGGCTACCAGAATATGGGGTGGATGGCCTCGTATGGTAAAACAATTAAGTCATTACAAATCAAGTCAATATTAGCTCCGACCTTAATAGGTGCTAACTCACAGAAAGCCTATGAGCTGCTTATTCAGCAGTATTCAACAGAGGTTCTGGACAATCCTGATAGAAAAGAAGTGAACCCTTTTGATCATCCTTCATCGTTATATGCGCGTTATTTAGGTGATCGTCTATATGATCGTCTATGTAAAGACCAAGAAGTACAGTCTCATTTCGAGGTGCAAGCAAAGAAAATCAAGCAAGCCGCTTACTCTAGTGTAGATAAAAATAAGCCAGCCCAACTTGATGCCTTATTACAAGCAGATGATTTGGTATTGGATCAGTCTCTGCTACCTATCGCCAGTCAGCCCATCGAAACCAATGGGTTGAAACGATGCTACCGCTATGCCATGCAGCTGCCTAAAGAGGTGATTCGTAGCGAACAAGCGGAGGTTGCGAAAGAAACTCAGCAACTGAAGGAACAAGTTAACAATGATGCCAATTACAAGATGCATCGTAATGCAAGTTATCTGGATCCCGGTGATCGAGCGACCTTACCCAAGTTGGATGACAGCGTCAAAGACAGCATTGATTTAGTGGATAAACAAGCTAAAGGCATGAAAAAAATGGCTAGTCTCATTCAATAAGCCTCACAATATAGATAAGGAGCAAAAGGTATAGGACAAGCAGATAATGTTTGAAATATCTGACTTTGAATGCACCTAGAAATTAAATCGTTATGCGCAGAACTCAGCCTTACATTTCCCGCTTACTGGCTGTATATCCAAAATTGTGGTAGCGTTTCCCACACTAACACCAGTCTATTAATTAAGCCGCTGCCCTTCGGGGTGGCGGTTTTTTTATGCCTGAAATTTGGAGCCGCACATGCAAGATAAGAAGTTATTGGGCGATGAACTCTCACCAAAATCGACCATTAATGCCTCTACGGATATGAGTCAGTCTGCCTTTTTACCGAAAGGCTTTCAGTTTGAAGCCCCTAAAGCACCGCAACGTAACTACGATGTGACGTTAGGGGATACCGCTAAAGCCGTCGGTAGTGGCGCTCTGCGTTCACTGGCTGGCCTTGGTGAACTCTCGGAGAACTTCCTTGGTGTGGGTGAGGGCTTTCGAGATTTGATGTCGTCTGGCTCGGATTATCTGCAAGAGAGTATGACTCAAGATGGCCGTGACGCCCTGAACTCCCGTATCTTTGAAGAAAACGAAAATGGCAACCCGACCTTTGCCGAAGGTGCGGCGGATATCGATGTGTGGGCGATGAAAATCGCTGACGGGCTAGGTTCGCTGGCGGCCAACTTTGCCGGTGGTGGTTTTGCCGGTGCGGGTGCAAAAGTGGCACTGCGCACAACCATTACTAAATCGATGCTGAAAAAGGGCATGACGGAAAAGGCGGCGCAAGCGGTAGCTGATAAAGCGATTTCGCGGATGGCCTCTGCCGGTGCGGGCGCTACAGGTGTTGGTATTTCTCTTGGTGGCGCAAGCATGGATGCGCGTGACGCTGTAATGCAGATGGATAGCTCATGGCTTGCGGATAACTCGGCGTATTTTAAGCAATCCTTGCTCCGCCTTGCTGATGATCCGAAAAATCAAGGCATGAGTGCGACTGAGTTGTTTGATCTCGCCAAACAAGAAACCGCCAGTTACACCAGCCTGCAAATATCTACCGACCCGACCGCCGTGGCGGCCTCTGTCGCCGGTGCGATGGGTGATAAGTATTTGTTTGATGCGTTGCTCGGCAAGATGGCTAAAAAAGGTGTGGTTGCCGGTGCTGCGAAAGGTGCGATCACCGAAGGTGGCACGGAGTTTATTGAAGGCTATGGTCAGACTTATGCGCGAAACCAAGTAACCAATGAGGTGACGGGACAAGAGATTGACCCTACGACCGGTGCTTTGGTAGATGGCTTGGAAGGTGCGGTGATCGGTGGTGCGCTCGGTGGTCCTCTTGGCGCTGTCGGTGGGTATCGAGCTAAAGGGCAACCGACTGAGAATACGCCCGCGCAAACGAACCCGCAGAATGTTAGCGATACTCAAGAGCAAGAGAGCGCAGAGCAAGCCGCAGATGATGCGCAAGCAATGCCTCACAATGGGGATGCGCCCGCGCAAACGGCGGCGATGAATGCCGATGAGCCGGTGCTGAACCCACAAGGGCAATACGATGAGTTGCTGCAAGGTGCGCAGCAAAGACAAGCGGATAATGGCTGGGATGCGGCAATCCGCTCTCGCTTTGCGCAAAGTCGCCAAGCGTTGACGGAGCGTGGTGTGTTGCCAGAGCGCAACGCTTACCAAGAAACGATTGAGATGGCTCGCGCCGTAGACCCCACGCGGGCTGCGGAGATTGAGCAATTCTTGAAAAGTGAAGAGGCTGACCAAAATCCAGAGTTGACCGCACAGCTAGAACGAGAGTACGAGTCTCTTGCGCAAAAAGGGCGTGATCTCGATATCGACCCGACGTTAACCCAAATTGAACACCGCCAAAACCAAAACCGTTTGGATATGGCCAAGCGTGAAAAGCCGCACCAGCGTATCGAGCGCAAGCAGAATGAGTACCAGCTCGATGATACGGTAAGCTCACGCAAAGCAGCGATTCGCGCAGAAATGGAGCCTCAGTTACTCAAGGAAGACCGCAATAAGCCTGAGCTTCTAGAGCGGATGGTGGAGCTGGAATACGCCCGCCGCTACCCACAGCCTGACAAAGCGAAAGCAACCGCCGATCAGGGTAACGGGCTAGAGCAGTTTAAGTCTGCCCGTTTTGACCGTGATAAGGCGCAAGCGGCGATTGAAGCTAAGGCGCAGGAGAGTAAGAACGCCGCGCAATTGGCCGCCGCCCAGCGCGAAAGAGACAGCCGCCCTGCTTCACCGGATGAGAATCCAGCATGGTTTGGTGTGCATCCTGAATCGGGTGAGCGCACGACACGCGCTTTTATGCGTGACTTGGCCAACCAGAAAGGACAGGCACAAGCTTCTGAGCGCCAAATCGATCTCGATGCGCGCCGTGAGCGTTTAGGTCAGCCGGTATCGAGCTTTGTGGACCGCCCGAACTCGATGAAAATGCGCGAACAAGGCAAGAAGCCTATCCGTGATTTTGCGGGGATTGCGGGAAAAACGTCAAGAATGTCGAAGCGTTTACGCAAGCGCTTAAGTCGTGCTAAAGGCTTTGATACCGATGCGGTTTTAGCGGAATTTCAAAACCATGAGAAGCGACTCGCCGCCTATGAAAAAGCCGCCCGTCGCCGTGCTGACTATGAGGCGAATCTGCCTGAGAATATCGAGCGTCGTAAGAATGCCGAAGCGCTGTTTAAAGAGTTTGTTAGCGATACTGAGGCGCGTACCTTTGCTGAGAACGAAATTACTCAGACGATCAAACGAATTAATGCGTTAGTTGATGCCTCGTCACAAGGTTCGGTATTAGAGCTGGACGGGCAAACCAGCTCATTACCGGTTATTAAAAAGCAGATGGCACACAGTGTGCGTAATTTGGCGAATCAGTTTGTGGGTAAAACCGCCGCGATGATGAATGCCGCCGCGCTTAAAAAGGAGGCTAGTACACAGTCCGTAGGAAGCTTGGACGAGCCCGATATCATTCGACAAGCAAAAGCAGTGATCCGCGAGGTCATTGATAACAATGGTGGAGCCAAACCCAAGCTTAAAGGCGTACGCGAAGCTTATCGAGATAAAGGTTTTACCGCAAAGGCGCTACAAGAAGCGCTAGGCGATAAGTCCCTTGCGGATTTCGAGCGTGAGCAAAAAGAGAGGTATAGCGATAAATCAAAGATCTCTCTTCGAGCAAAGCAACTTGTTGATTCTGAACTAGAATTGAAAAAAAATAAAAATGGAGAAGCGTACCATGGCAACGAAACCTCAAATACAGCACGATCTGATGAGAGACCTTCGAGACAATTCGAAGTACAAGAAAATGACTACCGACGAGTTGACACCAATCGCCAAAGTACTGGCGAAAAAAGCGTTCGACAGACAGTCCCAACTTATGAAGTCTGGAGTTCATTACCTGACAGCGGAGAGCGAAGCGTATCGAGAGACGCTATTGAACGCCTAGCGCTCGATGAGGTGGATAACCTCGCCAATGGAACTGCTACACAAAGGATCGCCGCGAATATCGCGGCGATTCGCTTAATGAAGGATCTCTCTCAGTCAGGAATGCCCGCGACGCTTGAGCAGAAAAAGGTACTGGCACAGTATGTGGGATGGGGCGCCCTCGCTTCTGTGTTTGATAACACGAACACTTCCAAATCACAGCAAGCCGCGCACCAAGAGCTAAAAACGCTGCTGACCGAAGAGGAATACAACAACGTTCGGATGAGTACCCGTAACGCCTTCTATACCTCAGAGGCCGTAGTGAAAGGCATGTGGAGTGGTGTGAAAGCGTTGGGCCTTGGCAACAGTCCGATGAATGTGGTCGAGCCATCGCTGGGTTCCGGTAACTTTATTGGTTGGCAACCGTCCGACATGCGCGATCAATCGCGCTGGTTTGCTTCCGAACTCGATCCTGTGACCGGCAATATTGCCAAGCTTATCTACCCCGAAGCCGATGTTCAGGTAAAAGGATTCCAAGAAACGCCGTTTAAACACGGCGTTTTTTCTTTGGCGATTGGCAACCCGCCTTTTGGCAGTCAGTCTATCCGTGACAACAAGAACCCTGATATTTCAGGCATGGCGATCCATAACTATTTCATCGCTAAATCAAGCAAGCTTTTGCATGAAAACGGTTTGCTGATGATGGTGGTGACAAACCGCTTCCTCGATACGCTGAACAAAAACCACAAACAACTGAGCCAAGAGCTGGATTTTGTCGGCGCGGTGCGCCTGCCGAATACGGCGTTTAAGAGCAATGCTGGTACAGAAGTGACCACGGATATCGTGGTGTTTCGCAAGCTTAAGCAGGGGGAAACGGCCAAGAATACGGTTTGGACGGACGTAGACGGCGAGGTGAACGGTTTTCGTGTTAACCAGTGGTTTGCGCAAAACCCGCAATACATTCTGGGCGAAGTCGCGCAAGGCACGATGTACCGTGGGGATGAGAACGAATCGACGGTGAACCCTGTGCCACAACACGCGAACCTTGAGCAGTCAATCAGCAAAGCGCTGGCCTCACTCGCACAAGGGCAAGATTTAGCGTTAACCCCTGAAACCAAAGATGCGATTGCCGGTGAGGTGATGTTGGCGGAATCCGACCTTGCGATTGGCGGCATGATGGTGAACGCCGACGGCAAGGTGATGCGCCGTGGCGACGATCAACCGACGAAGGGTGCTCAGGTGTATGAAGTGACGCCCGATTCGATTTGGAGTGATGATGGCTGGTTGATGAGTCGAGCGCACCATTTTGTCGAGCAGGGCGATAAAGCGCGCCTACAGCAGTTCGCGGACAATGAGTTTCTGAATAAAGGCAAAATCAAAAGTGATTTTTCTGGCTCAAAACTCAAAGAGAGCGCGGTCAAGGCGGTGCTGGCTTACCTCACCGGGCAGCAATCCAAAAACCAAGCTTTGAGCGCGCTTGATGACGCCATTGATAATACGCGCCTTGGTCCTAATAAGTTTCGCAAACTGAAAGCGATGCTGACCATTCGCAATAGCGCACTGGCACTGCTGCGCGCCGAGAAAACCGGTGCGGGGGATATCGAGCGTCTGCGTCAGCGCCTGAACGTGCAATACGATGAATTTGCCCAGGCGTTTGCGACCAAAGGCAAAAAAAACAGTAAGCCCGCGACGCTGACTGAGAGCTTGAATCTTCTCGATGGCGATACAGGGATTGAAGCGGGCTTGGATAGTGTCAGTGACAGCGGCGAAGTTACTAAGAGTGATCTCTTCTCTAAACGTTTGCTCTTCCCTTACAAGCGCCCTGAATCAGCCAGTAATGTGTCGGATGCGGTTAACTACTCGATGCGTGAACGCGGTAAGGTCGATATCGAGTACGTGAGCGGTTTGCTCGGTCTTGGCCATGATGAGGTGCTGGCGAAGCTGACCGAAGGTGAAAAGCCGTATTTGTTGATGAACCCTGAAACGCAAAAGTATGAGTTCATCGACGATTATTTATCGGGCAATGTGAAGGCGAAGTACCAAGCGGCGAAGAGCGCAGGGCTAGATACCAACGTTAAGCTTTTGGAAGCCGTGCTTCCCGAAGACAAAGCGCCAGAGCAGGTAAAGCCCTCTATCCGTGCAACATGGATTGACTCTGATGTGTTTGAACGCTTTGCCGAAGCGCTAGGTTATAAGGCGACGGTGAATGTTAACCGTCATATCGGGGCTATTTCAGTGTTGGGCGAGGCGGGCGGCACACTGAGTGCATTAGGCTCACAGTTTAAGCATGACCGCGCCACACTGGCGGATTTATTGAACTCTGCCGCTAATGGTAAATCGCTGGTGATTTACGACACCAATGGCAAAGAGCGCACCAAAAACGAGAAAGCGACCAAGGAAGTTAACGCGCTGGCCAACAAGCTCGCTTCGACGTTTGTGACGTGGGCGAAAAGTGATGCGCAGATTGCTAAGCAAATCGCCGATAACTTTAACGAGCGGATTAATACCCACGTTAACCGTAAATACAACGGGCGTTTGTACTTGCAAACCGTCGGGATGAACCCTGCGGTCGATATGCGTAAAACCCAGCTCGATGGCGCGCTTCGCATGATCCAGAGTAAAAATACCTTACTCGATCATACCGTGGGGGCGGGAAAAACCTTTACGGCCATTACCGGCATGATGGAGCGTAAGCGTCTTGGCCTAAGCAAAAAGCCGATGGCGGTGGTTCCGAACCATATTCTTGGCTCCTTCCATAAAGATATTTTGAAGCTCTACCCGTCGGCTAAGGTGCTGGTCGCGGATGATAAAGCCTTTACGGCCAAGAAGCGTAAGCAGTTTTTCTCACGCATTGCGACCGGCGATTACGATGTGGTGTTGATGGGGCATAGCCATTTGCGCGCCATGCCCAATGATATTGAGCATTTCCGCACGGTGATTAACGAGAAAATTGACGAGTTGCGCAGCGCACTGGAAGAGGCGAAAGCCGAAGCTAAGCAGTCTGGGCAGCGTGGGGCGACGGTCAAACAGATTGAGGACTCGATTTCCCGTCTACAAGACAAAATCAAAGAGAAAGAGGAAGCGCTGAGTAAGAACGCTGACCAAATCGGGTTTACCTTTGGGGATTTGGGCGTGGATTACTTGGTGGTCGATGAGGCGCACGAGTTTAAAAACCTGACTTACGCGACACGCACTGACCGTGTGGTAGGGATGAACGATCCGAAAGGCTCTGAAAAGGCACTCGATTTGCTCATCAAAACCCGCAGCATTCAGGGCTTAGAGAACGGTGGTGTGACCTTTATGACCGGTACGCCGATTTCTAACAGCTTGGTCGAGGTGTACACCATGATGTATTACCTTGGCCACGACACGCTGAAAGAGCTGAAAATGTCTTTCTATGATGCGTTCGCCGGCTCGTTCTTCAATACCGAAATCACCTTGGAATACACGCCAACCGGCACGGTGAAAGAGCGCAGTGTGTTGAAGGGACTCAATAACATGCAGCAACTTTCGACCCTGTATCGTCAGTTTGCCGATGTGATCACCCAAAAAGATATGGTGAACATCTTCCGTCAGGATGTGGAGGCCAAGAACAAGGCGACGGGCGAGAATAAAGCGACCCGATTCCCTATCCCTAATATCAAAGGCGGTAAACGTCAACTTAACATCGCACCGGCGACCGAAGCTCAGCGCGAGTACAACGACTATCTGATTGCCCGTATGGAGGCGTTTAACCAGCTCAAAACCAAAGAGGAGCGGACAGCTTACGCTAAGATTGATAACCCACTGTGGGTACTGACCGATGCGAAAAAAGCCTCGCTCGATGTGCGCTTGGTGGACCCGACCGCACAGCGTGACCCAACAGGGAAAGTGGCTCGCGCCGCCGAGCGGATCAAATCGATTTACGACCAGTGGCAGGACGATAAAGGTACACAACTGGTGTTCTCCGATATGGGGACGCCCGCGAAGTACGCGATTGCTACGGTGAAATCAGACCTGAAAAGCTTGGCGGAAACGGTCTTAGGTAAGGGCAAAGCGGCAGCGTTTATTTCCAGTCGTTTGGAAATCTACGAGGGGGAAATGCCTTACTCGCAAACGCTAAAAGAGTTGGTTGATAAGGTGAACGCTCAAGCGGAAACCGGCGAGATTGATGCGGACCAGTACGAAAAGCTGGAAGAGCAGATCCGCGAACTGACCGCCTCTACCATGACGGCGGATACCGGCTTTAGTGTGTACGATGACCTGAAAGCCTCGCTGATGGAAAAGGGCATTCCCGACGATGAGATTGCGTTTATCCACGACTACAACACCACGTTGAAAAAAGAGGCGCTGTTTGATCGCGTTCGCCGTGGTGAGGTTCGGGTATTGATTGGCTCATCGATGAAGATGGGCGCGGGAACCAACGTGCAAAATCGTTTGGTGGCCTTGCATCATATGGATGCGCCTTGGCGTCCGTCCGATATGGAGCAGCGCGAAGGGCGAATTGTGCGTCAAGGCAATGAGTTTTACCAACGTGCCGCGAACGCGGGTAAACCGGAAGACTTTGAGGTTGAGTTGATTGCGTACACCACTCAAGGTTCGAGTGACCCTGTGATGTGGCAAATCCTAGAGCGTAAGGCGGGCGCGATTGAGCAGTTCCGTAACGGCGAGTTAGATCAGTTTGTTGAAAACAGCAATTCGGATGCGGATAGCTACGCGGAGTTTAAAGCCGCGTCAACCGGCAACCCTATTTACCGTTTGAAACTGGAATCGGACGCTAAGCTGTTGGATTTAGACAGCTCTTACACGGCGCAAGCCAGCTAGATTGGCGCGGCCAAGCGTTTTGTTGAGCGTTTTGACGATGAGAAAGCCGCGATTGAATTGCGCCTTGAAACGCTGCGTCAGGCTGATATCACGGAGTTTGATGCCGAAGCGTTCACAGAGCTGTACCGTGATGCACAAGCCGATTATTTAGCGGCGGATAATGAATACGATGCGGCGATGGCGATTTACTCTGAGCTGGATGCGAAAACCCGCAAAGAGCGCGGCTTGAAGAAACCGCAAAAGCCTAAGCGCCCAATGATCCATGAACTGGATGATGAGTATTCTATCGAGCTGAATAAGACCATTATTCAGCCCGCGATTGCGGCGGTCGAGCAATCTCGGCGTTGGCAAGGGGAAATCAAGCTGGGTAAGCAATTGGGCTTGGTGATGGACGTGGATTATTTCACCCATGAGGGAACTAAAACGCCATTGATTGATGTGCGCTTGGTGGATGGCAAGGGTAAGACCATCGACTATATGGCGCGAGGGATGCAAAGCAGTTCGATTGTGCAATCGCCTAAGCTGATGAATGCGCTGCACCTCAATGCGATTGCCACGGCGTTAAATGGCGAGCAAGAGCGCTTCGAGAGAAAGCTGCAAAGCTTGCAAAGTACGCTCAAGGATTCGCGCCAGATTGCCAAGATGGATATCACCGCGCTCAAACAAGAGCTGGATGAGGCGAAAAGCCGCAACCTGTGGTTGTCGGTAGAAGCCTCGATGGCCGATATCAAAGAAGAGCTACGCCGCAGTGAAACGCCCAACAAGTTTGTTGACCGTGAAAAGCTGCGCAAAGTGAAGCGCTCCACCTTTGAGCCGAACTCTATCCGCCCTGAAACGGTTGAGCATAACGGCCAGCGTTACCAGACAGTGGGTGTGCGCATTCCTTATCCCGGCTGGCAATACGATTCAGTCATGCCCGCGCTCGATGCTAACGGGGATTATGTGCATCTTCTTCTTTCACACAACTCGAAAGTGGGGGAAGCGCCGGTACTGTCTGAGGTGATACCGCAACCGGCTCAAACGCCTAAAGCGGAATATGCGTTTTTAGCTGAGGCTAAAGCGCGCCATGAAGCGCGCCAAATTGAAGAGGCCAAACGCGAGATAGGCTCGCCAGTGGATGAACCTTCGGGGGATTCAGCGGCGAGTGATGGCGTCGTCTTGTTTAGTCGTACCAGTACGAATGCAGGGCGTACCGGGGTGAAAACCGGAAAGATAGCCGGTGGTATCACTGTGAAACGGAGCACCATTGATGCGGTGACGCGCACGGCGCTCGGCAAGCTCGGCCTCAAAGACTTCACGCTCCGCTTTGAGACTGTGGATACGGAGGCGGATCTTCCTGATTATGTAAAAACTGCCATAGCCAAGAATGATGCCCAAGGCGAAGTGTTCGGGCTTTATGACACCAAAGAGCACAAAGTCTGGTTGGTCGCTGAAAAACATAATTATGCCTCAGAGGTAGAAGAAACGATTTTCCACGAAGTGGCTGGTCACGTTGGTTTGGCGCGATTGCTCAAAGAAGGCAAGGCGCAACCGGATATGAATACCCTAGCCTTAAGGTTAGGCGGCATCAAAGGGATTCAACGGCTTGCAGAGAAAAATGGTGTGGATTTAGCACCTTACTTAAATTCCGCGCAGACGCTCACTAAGGCGGATGCCGAGGAAATTCTGGTACAGGAGCTGGTGGCGCATCTTGCTGAGCAGCAAAAGTTTGCGACCCCAATTCAACGTTTATTGGCGAAAGTACGCGCTATGCTGCGTTCGTTATTTGGTTTTATTTACTCCCCTGAGTTTAACAATAATGAATTACTCACCTTGGTGTTCAAAGCAAAGGAGCAGCTAAAAGCGCCGTCGCCAAAAGATAAGGTGACAAGACCTGAGAATAATGCGCTGTTTTTCTCGCGCTCAAGAGCGCAGGGTACGCCAGCGGATACGGCCTCTACATCAAACCAGATGAGCGCCGATGAGGCGCTGGCACAAAGGCAAAACGCTTTGGTGAGTAAAATCAAACAAGCGCTGTATGGTGTGCCGGTGATTGGGCAATCGCTCGATGCGCTTGGCCGCAACAAATACGCGATGTTGACGCTGCGTCAGATGGGGGAAGTCTCCGCCGTGATCAACAAGCCCTTGGGCAAGATGATCGACGCCTACCAAGATGAAATCAACTCAATGGTGGTGACACAGAACATGTTGGCCGAAGAGGCGGCCAAGATGGCCGAAGACCTTAGCGATTGGGCTAAGGCGAACCCGAAAGAGGCGGATGAACTCTTTGCTTTTGCGCATGAGGCGACCTTGGCGGATGTGGACCCGTCTGAGGCGTTCCAATCCCGCGAGGAAGAGCTGAAAGAGAGTATTGCTAAGCAAGAGCGGATTTTGAAAGAAGAGGGCGGCTTAAACAGTGAACGTGGCTCTAAGGCTTGGAAAACCCTTCAAGAAGAGCGAGAGCTTTTGAAACAAGAGCCAAATCGCCGCAAGCGCCATGTGGAGTTACGCCCCAAATTTGCCCGCCTCAACGCTGAGCAGAAGCGCCGTTATCGCCAGATGCGCGATCACTATCGTGCTCAATCTGAGCGGATGAATAAAGCGCTGGAAGAGAACATTGTACGAGCGGTGTTTGATGCCAAGATCCGCAAAGCGATGCTGGCCGAGTTGCGCCAGCGTCACGAGCGCGCTGCCAAAGGGTTGTACTTCCCATTGTCACGCCACGGTGATTATTGGATTGACTTTGCCGATGAAAACGGCGAACGCCAATTTATGATGTTTGAAACCAAAGGCGAAATGGAACTGGCCGCCGAGAAACTGCGTAAGGCGGGCTTTTCTCTCAACTCTGGTATGAAAGCGAAATTTAATGCGGTGCAGAAGGCGTCGCTGCCGTTTGTGGCCGATGTGTTGCAGTTGGTAGAGCAAGCGAACATGCACACACCGGCGAAAGAGTCGCTGAGTGATGAGATTTACCAGATGTATTTGCGCACGTTACCCGCTCGCTCGATGCGCCGTAACTTCATTCACCGCAAAGGCGTTGCCGGTTTTAGCCAAGATGCGGTGCGAGCACTGGCTGACCAAGGCTTTAGACAATCGCGCCAGCAAGCCAGACTCGACCATATGGACATTCTGGATAACCACCTCGATAGCATTCAGAAGTACGTGCATGAGCTACCGAACAATGTGGAAGCCGACCGTGTAGTGGAAGAGTTGAACAAGCGCCATGAATGGGTGCGCAATCCTTCCCACGCTGGTTGGGCGCAAAAGCTGACCAGTTTGGGCTTTGTGTGGATGTTGGGTTTAACGCCTGCCGCAGCGCTGGTGAACTTAACCCAAAACCTTCAAGTTGCCCTGCCTATTTTGGGTTCCCGCTATGGTATGGCGGAGTCTTCCAAAATGATGAGCCAAGCGACGGCGCAATACCTGAAAGCGGCATTTACCCGAAACCGCCCGAAAGGTCAGGGGGTATTGGGGAGTGTGCTCACCGGTGGCGAAAAAGAGGCGATGCGCCGTGCGGTTGCGCAGGGCGTGATTGATGTTACGCAAGCGGCGGACTTAGCTGGTTTGGCAGAGAACCCCAACGCGAAGTATTCAGGGACTTGGAACAAAGCGATGAACATCATTGGTTGGGCTTTCCACCATGCCGAAGTGTTTAACCGCGAAGTGACCTATATTGCGGCCTATCGTCTTGCTATGAAGAAACACGGCGACCATGAAAAGGCAATCGCGGATGCGATTAAAGATACGTGGGATAGCCATTTTGATTACTCATCGATTAACCGTGCGCGCTTTATGCAAAGCGATATGGCGGCGGTCGCCCTCCAGTTTAAGCAGTACAGCCAGAACATGACTTATTACTTGTGGGCGAACCTAGCCAAAGCGTTAAAAGGGGAGACGCCCGAAGTCAAATCGATGGCACGTAAACAGCTTTTAGGAACGTTGGCCTCGACCTTCTTTATCGGTGGTGCGGGTGCGTTGCCGTTGTGGGCGATCACCACGGCGATTGACGCGGCGCAAGAGATTGTAGGGGATGATGATGAGCCGTTTGATGCGGAAACTGAATTAAAACGTATGCTGGCCGAAGCATTTGGTAAAGAGAACGCGGCGTTAATCTGGCATGGCGCTTGACCGAGTATTTCTGGCCGTATCTCACTCAATGATTTGTGGGTGCGCAGCATTAACCGTGATGTGGATGCTTCTACCGCGTATGTGGAATACATGAAGCAAGCGTTAGGGCCGGTATTAGGGGGTATTGGTGTTTCATGGGCGCAAGGCTTGTCCGATATTTCTAACGACCAATTTGCTCGCGGTATCGAGCGTATCCCGCCGAAAGCGATTAAAGACGTGCTTAAAACCGCTCGATACATCAATGAAGGTGGCGTGACGACGAAGAACGGCGACGAGATTGTGAGTGATCTAACGGCCTTTGAGCTGCTTGGCCAAGCGTCTGGTTTTGCGATTGGCCGTGCGAACCTTCAGTATGATGAGAACAATGCGATTAAGAACTATGAAACCTTTATTGTTAAGCGCCGCCAAAGCTTGATGAACGCCTACTACACGGCGTATCGCCTGAAAGATGGTGAAGCAATGAAAGCGATGATGGTAAAGATCCGCAAGTTTAATCAATCGCAATATGGTAAGCGTAACCCTATCACTACTGAAATCTTAAGGCAGTCGCTGAAAGTGCGAGCTCGCAAGCGGTCAATTACGCAAAATGGAGTTCCGGTGAACCCCAAAATGAATTCACTCGTTATGCAGTATGATTATTTCTAAGGTTTGTATATATAAGCTTTTGAAAATTAGATAGTTGATATTCAGAAATAAGAATTCTCATAGTCTCGGTACTTATGTGCTTTATAGAAGTGCATCAAATCTAGCTCCCTTTGAGTGTGTCAATATTGAGACGGGAAGTGTTGACTCATTAAAAAATCTTTTTGCGTATCAGGCTTAAGCATGAAATAGCCAGTAAATAAATATACTAAATAAGTGAATTTTAATACGTATTGATTATGTGTTGATAATAATTTCTTCATATTGGATTTCTTTGTAGTTAGATATCTATATGAAATTAATAAACAAGAGTTTTAACTCTAAATTAAATGGTTGTTTTAAGTAAATACATCGATTGAATATTGATTTAAATTAACATCTGAAAATTAGTAGTTGGTGTTTTTTAATTTCTAAAGTAAATTCAATTTATTTCAATATGTTACAAAGTATTTCAAAGATTTATGAATGGCTATTGATTATTGATATTGATAGATGTATAAATTGCGCGTTGCCAAATTGGTTGGTCAACATTTATAAATTTTTAAATATATGGAGATTAGAGTATGAAAGAGAACTCGCATATTCGTGAGCTTTCAAGCGAAGAGATTAAAACAGTTTCAGGTGCAGTTTCTTGGACTGCTGCAGGTTATGTGGCAGCTTCGTTTGGTGCAGCTGCATTCGGCGTATTTACAGGTGGATTTGTTAATGGCTGGGGATATGGCAACAGTCGTCCAACTCGTCGCCGTTAATCTTTAGTACATCCATCTATAAATAATCAAACATTGTTTTAATTAATTATTTAATTATTATGGTGATAGTGTTTGATAAATAAATTTTTATTTCATTTTTAAGGATTAAATGATGAAAAATAATGATTCAAAAAAAGAGATTAAGCTACTTTCATGTGAAGAAAAAGAGCTAGTCTCTGGTGCTTGGAGCTTTGCAGCAGCAGGTTTTTTCCTTGGCGTTTACGGTGCAGCGTTTACAGCCTCTAGTTATTACTACGGACCAAATGGTGCGGGAAATAAACGCCCATCAGCTCGTCGCTGATAGATAGAAAAGATATGTGGTGGCATATGCCACCACATATCATAATTCGATAAGTTTACTTATGGCATTCAATGTTTAATAAAACTATTCATGTGTGAAAATGGAAATTATATCTATTTTATATTAAATGTTTCACATTTAAGTGTCGATCTAAATAGAGCAGTCTAGAAATCATGATCTTTAGAAAGGAAGCTTTTGAAAGCAAAATAAACGGTTTTTCCAATCCGGTATCAATAAAGGGAAGCCTTGCTTTACATATTATGTTGGGCGGGGTATTGGTTGCTATAATCTTGCTAATTACTTTTGGACTCATAACCGACTATTCAAAAAAAGTATCAGTTAAAGGATTTTTAGAGCCTAAAAAAGGGTCGGTAAAGATCTTTTCCACTAAAATTGGTAAGCTCAATATTGATGTGGAAAATGGTGCACAAGTTAGTAAAGGTGAACAAATTGCTCATATTATTAATGATGATACTAATAAAGATGGGCGTTCAATTATAGATCTTGAAATTAAAAGCCTAAGAGATGCAAGTGATTTAGCTAAGGAGCAGCTTATTTTAGCTGAATCTCGATTAAAAACGTTTAAAGAACAAGAAAAACTTTCAATGTATCAACATAAAATTGATATAGAGTCATCAAAAAAAATAGTTTCTAAACGTCAAGAGCAACTTAGATTAGCAAAAGAGAATTTAGCAAGGAGTCAGATCCTTGCAGATAAAAAAATGTTGTCTCGAACAGTGTTAGAAGATGTATATGGGACGGTAATTTCGACAGAACTTGCTTTATCGGAAGCTCAATCAAAGTTAACTTCGCTCCAAACAAAAACGGATACACTGAAAATTGAATGGAAAATGCAAGAAAACGCTCTTAGGAAAGAAATCAATGACTTTCAAAGAGACGTTTTGAGTGCGGAAAACAAACTAGAACAAGCTATTGCACAGAAAGAAACTATTATTATTTCTCCATCTAGTGGTGTTGTAACTTATGCATCAGCTCAACACGATGAGAATGTTAATGTGGGTCAAGAGTTATTTTATATAACATCGAATAATGATGAGTTAGTTGCGGTGTTGCTTGCTCCTTCAACAGCGATTGGATTTGCAAAAATAGGTGACTCTGTAAATATTCGCTATGATGCATATCCATATCGTGAGCATGGTATATTTATTGGTGATATTATTTCGATAGATAAAACTGCTCAGATCCCAAATACAATTCGCTCTCCAATTGCGATATCCGAACCAGTATACAAAATAGTTGTAAAAGTTGAACAAATTCCCGTAAGTAAGTCGGGTGCATTATTGAAGTTAAGGTCAGGAATGAAAATTGAAGCAAGTATTATACTTGACAAAAAGCCACTTATTTTCTGGCTCTTTGATCCAATTTTTTGAGGAAATGGAATGTTTTTTAATAAGAAAGTCCCAATCATTTATCAAGCAGAGAGTGCTGAATGTGGATTGGCATGTTTAGCGATGATTGCTCAATTTTGGGGCAAGGAGTACGACTTACCAACTCTTAGGAAAAAATATCCTATTACGCTTCAAGGTGCATCATTGAATAATTTAATTTGTACTAATTCAGACCTGATCTGACAGTTACCCACTTTTCGACTTGGTGCCTGTCAGATTATATCTGGGCTAGATTCTTTTCAGCCCAGATTGATTTCCCATCCTCTAATGTTTCTATCGGCGTTCTGCCACAGCACATTTTTCCTTGATGAGTACGGTGATTGTTGTAGTAGTCCATCCATTCGTCCAGATCTTTCTGCAACTCTTCGATAGAACCATACAGTTTCTTTCTGAATGTCACTTGGTAGAACTCATTCAATATGGTCTTGTGGAAGCGCTCGCAGATACCATTTGTTTGTGGTGACATCGCTTTAGTTTTCGTGTGGTCGATATCATTAATGGCTAGGTAGAGCTGGTAATCGTGCTGCTCAACACGACCACAGTATTCAGTGCCTCGGTCAGTCAAGATTCGCAGCATTGGCAGTTCATGCGCCTCAAAGAACGGTAGAACCTTATCATTCAATATATCCGCTGCGGTGATTGGTGTTTTCGTTGTGTAGAGCTTGGCAAAGGCGACTTTACTGTAGGTATCAACGAAGGTTTGTTGATAGATGCGCCCAACACCTTTCAAGTTGCCAACATAGAATGTGTCTTGAGAGCCGAGATAACCTGGATGCGCTGTTTCTATCTCACCACAAGCCTCATCATCGTGCTTCTTACGCTCAAGAGCCGCAACTTGCTCGTCCGTTAGGATAATACCGTTCTCTGCGACCTGTTTCTCCAGTGCGATAAGACGTTTCTTGAAGTTCTCTAGGTCATTACGAAGCCAGATTGAGCGTACGCCACTTGGAGAGATAAACACTCCCAATTTACGTAATTCATTACTCGTTCTAACTTGTCCATGAGCTGGGAAGTCGATGGCGTATTTGATAACGGCTTGCTCAGTTTCACTATCAACACGGTTCTTCAAATTCGGTGCTCTTCGGCTACGGTTAATCAGAGCATCAATACCCCCCGTCTCAACCAACTCTTGATAACGGTAGAAAGTATCTCTTGATACCCCCATAACCTTACAGGCTCTAGATACATTACCGAGTTCTTCTGCAAGATTGAGAAGGCCCGCTTTGTGTTTGATAATTGGATTGTTAGTATGAAGCATGAGAGTTACCTCTTTTTGTCTTTGATTAGTGATTAAGCACCTTTAATCAAAGTGGGTAACTCTCTTCTTTTCAAATTGAAGTGTCAGATCTAGTCGGAACTAATACATTTAATTCAAGTTGCAGATAGTTTAGAACTGACAACACGTGCATTGAAGGTTGAACTTGGCTCTCTGACTGAAATTTCTTTGCCAGCAATTATACATTGGGAGTTCAACCATTTTGTAGTGCTCTCTAAGGTGAACACTAGCCATGTTATTATTCACGATCCGGGTGTAGGTCAACGTAAAATTAGTATTAACGAGTTTTCGAAAAGCTTCACTGGAATAGTATTAGAACTCAAGCCTACTGTAAATTTTGAAAAAGAGAAGAAGGTTTCTCGAATTGGTTTGATGGAGTTTTTTTCTCAAGTCCGAGGATTAACAGTTCCGCTCATTCAACTGATGGTATTTTCATTATTACTCCAGTTTGTTGCAATAACAATCCCATTTTTCTCACAAATAGCAATAGATGATGTCGTACCGTCGAATGATCTTGAATTGTTGAGAGTATTAGCATTTGGTTTTGGTATGCTTTATTGCCTCAATCCATTCGTTAGTTGGCTAAGAAGTAGGTTAATAATTTATATCAGTTCGCAGTTCTCATCTCAATTAACGTTAAACTTAGTAAGGCATTTGTTCTCTTTACCGTTGCAGTATTTTGAGAAAAGAGGAATTGGGGATCTATTGACACGTTTTGATGCATCAGAACGCTTGAGAGATCTTCTTACACATGGATTTATCACTACAATTGTAGATGTAGCATTCGCAGCCGTAACAATAGGCATGATGTTGTACTATTCAACAAGTCTAGGTGCAGTAGTGCTGATAGTTACATTTCTTGTGCTAATGGTTAGGTTGTTTTTCATTTCATCGTTGCAACGTTTAGTCAATGAATGTTTACATAAAAAAGGTTTAGAGCAATCTGAGTTAATAGAAAGTTTACGCGGTATTGCAAGTATGAAATTTTCCCAAAGAGAATTTGAAAGAGAATCGATTTGGAATAATAGATTTACAGCTTATATAAATACTTCTGCTCAGTTGGAGGCCACACAAAAAAACTACGAAGTGATTCATGGATTAATCACTAGTATAGGTATGGTTACTTTAATATATCTAGGCATAATTGAAGTCATAGATATGAAGAATACTTTTACTCTTGGTGCATTTTTTGCCTTTGCTGCATATCGTGATCTATTTTTTGAAAGGCTCTCTTCATTTTTGGGTGTTTTAGTCGAGTTTTCTATGGCGCGAGTGCATTTAGAGAGATTGGCTGAGATTTTAACTGAAGAGCCAGAAACTAAAGCATCAGAGATTTTTTATATGGATGAGAAAGATTTTTCTATTCAGTTACATCAGATAGGCTATTCGTACGGAAATGATGAAAAGCAATTGTTTTCAAATGTGGACCTTCATGTTGAGTATGGTGACCGTATCATTATTTATGGAACTTCAGGTACAGGAAAATCGACTTTACTCAAAGTTTTGAGTGGGGTGTATCCAGCAACAGAAGGGAAAGTTTCGATTAATGGTCGAGATGTTAGCTATTCAGGTCTTCGATATCTTCGGAGTCATATGGCTTCTGTTCTACAAAATGACTATTTGTTTAAGGGCTCAGTGGTAGACAATATTACGTTCTTTGATCGGAGCCCAAATCTTGAACTTGCGATTGAATGTGCAAAGATAGCCTGTGTACACGATGAGATAATGAATATGCCGATGGCCTATGAGTCTATCGTTAGCGAAATGGGGACTAGCCTTAGTCAGGGCCAACAACAGCGAGTGTTGTTGGCGAGAGCTCTATATCAAAGGAAACCTATACTGATTCTTGATGAAGGTACTGCTCATTTGGATGAGGTTAATGAAAAGAATATACTAGAGAATTTAAAAGGTTTAGGTATAACGATTATTATGACAGCGCATAAAAGTGAACTTTGTTCTTATGGAACAAAAAGCTATTTGCTTACACAAGATAATGGATTAATGGATCTTGAGTGTAAATTTTAGCAATTCGCTAATAATGAGAGTTACTGCCCCATTTTAGCCCCAATGATGGTGGGCTTGCCGCTACTGCATTGATTTTAAAAAGTAAAAATGAATGGTGCGCAATATGTTTGAAACTTGGTATAAGATGGCGAGCCTGATCCAATCGGGTCTCGATATCAGCCCAATTATCACTCACCATTTCAAAGTGGATGACTTCCAAAAAGGCTTCGACATCATGCGCAGCGGGGCTTCCGGCAAAGTTATCCTCGATTGGCAGTAACCGAAAATCTCTCCACAGAGCGCTCCACAAGGGGCGCTTTGTTTTTGGCTAACACTGTTTTTATAAACAGTAAAGTGGAAAATATGACCCGATTTAGCCCTCGCTTTGGTCCCATTTTGGTCCCATCATCGCAACACGTAGAGGCGAAGAAGTTCTATGTAATAATTGGACAAAAGTGAGTCATTGGCTTTACTGAATTAGCAAATTATTTGAGGTGTTGAAAAGTTGTTTAGTTTAACTAAGTGTCCAAAATTGCTAGGAAAGAGTGCTCCTGCAAGACTTGACAGGTAATCACCCCATAAATTAACTGACGTCAAAAGTAGAATTTTCTCGTACCATAAACGCAGGAGATTCTTTATGAAAACATCAAAATTTACCGACAGCCAAATCATGACGATCCTCAAACAAGCTGAAGCGGGAACGCCAGTTCCTGAACTGTGCCGTGAACATGGCATGAGTTCGGCTACTTTTTACAAATGGCGAGCCAAATTTGGCGGCATGGATGCGTCGTTGATGGCTCGTTTAAAAGAGCTGGAAGCCGAAAATGCACGGCTGAAAAAAATGTACGCCGAAGAGCGCTTAAAGGCCGAAATTATTCAGGAAGCGATGGCAAAAAAGTGGTGAAGCCGTCGCAGCGTAAAGCGATGGCGCAACACGCGGTGGCCAATCGGAATGTGACTATCCGCATGGCCTGTGCGGCATTTTGTATCAGCCAAACCTGCTACCGATATCAGCCGATCAATGACGATGAAAATGCGCAGATCGCGGATTTACTGATTGATTTAACTGAGAAAGAAACGGATTGGGGGTTTGGCCAGTGTTTTCATTACCTGCGCAACGTGAAAGGTTTTGGTTGGAACCACAAGCGGGTTTACCGAATTTACTGCGATTTGGCGCTGAATTTGCGCATAAAACCACGCAGACGACTCAAACGAAACGCACCAGAACCGCTGAAAGAACCAACAAAACCGAATCAAGTCTGGTCTATTGATTTTATGCATGACCAGCTCGCGGATGGTAGAAATTATCGATTGTTCAACGTCATCGACGACTTCAAACGAGAAGGTTTGGCGATTGAAGCAGGATTCTCACTGCCAACAATGCGGGTCATAAGAACACTAAATCAGCTTCTTGAATGGCGCGCAAAACCGATGGCAATCCGCTGTGACAATGGACCGGAATTTATCAGCCACGAATTTACAGAGTGGGCGAAAAAACTGGGGATCCGAATTGATTACATTCAACCTGGTAAACCACAACAAAATGCGTATATAGAGCGACACAACAAAACAATAAGATACAGTTGGGTCAGCAAACATTTATTTGATACGCTTGAAGAAGTTCAAGACTATGCCACGCAATGGCTTTGGTTTTACAATCATGAACGGCCACACAAAGCAAATGGCGGAAAACCACCATTGATGGCCGCTTAGCCTCTACTTTTAACTGCAGTTAAAAATGGGGGGATTACCCTTTCATCGAATTGTTGAAACTCTCAATACAGGCAGGGTCCCAACAATTACCTCACCTAGATAAGCTTTGCTTGATTTTATAACGCCAAAACAGTTGTCGATATGAGCGACTGATGGAAAAGCTCATTAAACTGTTATTGCTATGGCAATTCTGCTCTAGTGAACATCAAGCCCTGTATATGGAGAATAGTTGACTGATTTTATACCGCGACATCCAAAAGACACCATAGGTGAGTCTTAAAATATAAGGTCATACCATCTAGCTGTTAACCAATAATCCCAATGGTGTAGACGCGAGCGTGATACTGTACAGCATCGTCGAGATGGCGAAAGAAAATGGCCTTATCCTCGATAATTACATTGTCAATGTGTATGAAAGAATTAGCCAGATATCGATGCACTGTTACCCTGGAACGTCCAACACTAGCAAATCGCCCCGTGGGTTCATGGGCGAATACGATATGCCAATTCGATGATTCCTCAGGGAGAAGTATCAACAGCAGATGAGTACACCCTTTGTCATGGCAATAGGGTTATTGGCGGTATCGGCATTGCTTTATAACTTGCTCAATTAAATCAGCTATTGGCTCCGTCACTGGAGCCAAATCAATTACTTGATTTGAGCTTTTGTTATTTGAGGTTGTGCATTATTGAGCGTTGATGCTACCTCCAGAATATCTTGCCACTCATTGTAAGCTGATTGGTACCAAACTTGCTCCAGAATGACCGCTTGTGAATCTTGTGCTTTGGTAAGGTTAGAAACGACATTGTTGGTTTCATTGTATAAACTGAGCACCGTGGTTTGTAGTGTATCTAAGGATCGGCTGATCGCCGCACAATCGTTGTTAACTTGATCGACACTTAGCAATAGGGCATTGAGAGATGCGATTTGTTGTTGATCTTGAGAGAGCGTTTGTTGATCGTGGTTGATGGTATTTAAAGATGATTGGATATCGCTTTGCAGGCTAGATATTTCACTTTGTGCTTCTACAATAGAGCTAACACCAAACCCTGCCAATATCAAAGAACCTCCCAGTGTAAACGGAGCAAGCACCACGCCAAAAATCGTTTCAAATATCCCTTTCTTACGCTGCGATTGAGCGTTCGCAATGGCGGTTTTAAATGCTGCTATCTGCTGTTTCATTAGATCAATTTGGGCGTTGGTGGCGATAATTTCTGCTTGGATTGAAACTTCTTCTTGCTGGATCTGTGCAATAGTTTGTTGCAATGTGTTATGAGCATCTTCCACTTGGCGAGCCCAAGCATTCAATCCCTCATCATAACGTTTTATATTTGATGTAAGACTTTGAATCGGATTTTGTAATGTTAAGATTAATGAAGTGAGCTGCTGTAGTGGGGCGGTATCAAAACGGGTTTCTAGTGCTTTGAATAACGTTAAAATTTGAACATTAGAATCTTTGAATGTATTCGCAATGGAAAGAACACTGTCCATAATGTCATTTGAAAAATATAAATTACCACTCAAACGCCATTGTCGTACCAGTTTTTGCACCGCATTTAAATTTTGTTCTACCTGAGCATACCAATGTTCTGCATTGCCTTGATCAATATAAGTTTCAACAACCCCTTGGCATGCAGAATTTAGTAACACCATAGCGCTAATAGATGCAGGAATGTCGGTTTGAAGTTGCTCGCTGGCTGATTGATTCATGATGGTCCTCGAAAAAGAATAAAAGGGGGCGTAACCCCCTTTAGTAATGTTTAAGCTGCTTGTTTTACTGCAGGTGCTAACTCTTTCGTTTCGATAGCCATTTTTGCGCTAGCTAGCTGTTTAGCAAGTTCAACCGCATCATCCCATTCGTTTTTCGCTGCGTCAGACATCACTTTTTCCATAATAATGCTCTGCATGGATGCACCATTATTAAGCTTGGTTACTACATCATCTAACTCGTTGCCAAAGACAGTCCACGTTGTTTCAAAATCAGATAATACTGATGTCGATGTTTCAATCGCTGAAACGACGGCGCTACTGGCATTGGAAAGCCCCTGTAAAGCGATAATCTGTTGTTGATCTTCAGCTTTTTGCTTTTGTTCTTGCGCGATGCTGTCGTAGTCATCATCAATTTGATTTTGTAATACGCCCCATGTAACGCCACCAGCAATAATCGATGCCGCGCCGACGGCTGCGATACCGCCGGAGACTACAGCTGCGGTGCCAGCGGTTGCGACGGTAAGCGCAACGCCTGCGACGAGCATAAAGATGCCAACACCAACCGCAACTTGTGCATAGACCAGATCTTTATTCAGTTTCTCAATGGCTGCACGATTGTTGTCTATTGCGTTATTCATACTTTCAATATCTGTTTGTAAATCAATAATTGTTTTTTGAATATTGGTCGCACCATTGACTAAGTCATCATGTGCTGCTTGCATTTTCACCCCCCAATCAGAGAGTTCCTGATTCATCCCTTTGACTGTGGCTTCGATACCGCTGACTTGAGAAGATAGGGCTGTCATAATCTGTGAAGCTTGCTGAACCGTTGTATTGTCTTTGCCACTTGCTGTTGGATCCGCTTTATATAACTCATGAATGGCATCGATTGATGCTTGAAAAGTGGCGTCAAAATTAATTACGCTGGAGGGAATCGATGCTGATACTTGTGGTCCCAAATCGTCAATCCATTGCTTAGCAACCAATTTTGCTGAGTCTAACTTTTTACTCAGGTCATCAAACCAATCTGGTTTTACCGTAGGTGGCGTAAATTGTGTGTTTAAAATGGCATGGCACTGCGCTGTGATGACTGTGGTTGCCAAAAATGCAGATTGAGTGGTTTGCTGTGTTGGGTTCAACTGAGTAACTTGTTGTGACATTGTGTATCTCCTTTACTGTTCTTGAATGGTGTTATTTAGTGTGTTGACTAAAACGGGTTTTCCAACGTTTGGCGGTAGACTAATGAGTTGCACAAATTCTGAAATGGTTTTCCATGAGGCTGAAGCAATCTTGATGGTTTGCAAATCAGTCAATAGGGCAGGGTCTGAACCGCTTTGTAAGGCGTTGATCAGTTCGTTTACCTTGTCTAATTCGTCTTGCCATAACAATGAAAGTGCTGGCAAGCTATCATCAATCTTTAGGAATTCTTCGCTCATGTTGCTGAGGGTTTGAATAATGGCTTTAGTAATGGCAGCCGCTTGTGCTTCTTCACTGGCTAGTGTTTGTAATTGAGTGAGTTTGTCTAAATCTTGTTGTACCTCTTTCGCGCTCGATATTGTGCTGTATGCACTGTAACCAACCGTGAATAGCGCACCAGCAAAGGAAAGGAATGGCACAGACGTCGTTGCTCCCATTACGACACCGTAGGAAATAGTGACCATACTTTGTATGTAAGCTTTTCCTGCTCTTAATTGGGCCGCCGTGACATTGGCGCCTAAACTGGCAATGGATTGCGATAGAGAGCCTATCTCTGTTGCAATGCGTACCATTGCTTGTTCTTCGCTCGCAAGTTCATTCCAGCCATCTTGAATGCTGGATGCGAGTAGCTCCTCTGCATTTTTCGCTTGGCAGTAAGATTTCGTGAAAACTTGCTGAGCTTCATTTGTTAACGTGATATTTTGCTTTAACGTTTTTTGCAATAATTGTAAGCATTCAATCCATTGCTTCGTACTTGTTATCGCCTTACTGTTTTGTGCGCAGGCATCGAACGTGGTCTGATAATTAATAAACGATGTAATAATTTGCGCAAAAATTTTAGGCTTTTGCTGCATAAACTCATTCATTACCGCTCTTAAGATCTCAGTCCTGCTTCGAACTTCTACGAGCCAGTTTGGATCTTTTGCTACATGGCCAATAAAGAGAGAGTTGCACGTTGCATCGTAGTTACTAATACCTAAAAAATCAGTATATACGTCGGTCAGCATATTTAATGCGGTATCAACATTTGGGCTTAACATGAGTTCGCCCTCTACAGTGAAATAACGAGGAAAGGATCAAACGTTAATCTTGAACCGTCAATAGACAAGGTCGCATTGTATTGTTGTGTGCTGGCTTGTCCTTGCGCTTCAACTCGGCCTTCCCAGAATTCATCACCGCTTAGTCCTTGTTTAGTGGGTATACAAACTCTGTCATTTATCATTTGCCCATTAAACTCGACAATATCAACTTCATTGTCTGGTGAAATAGCGACAACTCGCCAGCATAATAATTGGCCGTCTTTACAGGCTGTTTTTAACTCAGCCTGGCCTTCATTACCCGAGCCCATATATTTATTTGTATCAATGAGATAAATGTTACTCTGCAGATCTCGACTTGCAAGCGCTGCTGCTGCATCTACGACCATGAGTATTTCTACTTTTTTCATACAATGTTCCTTATTTAGATGGAGTTATTGAACTTCGAGATAAGGTGAAAAATTCATTGTTATTCCGTTTATTGAAAGAGAAATGGTATATAGATAACGCCCAGTATCCCCGCGAGTCTGAACTCTGCCTTCCCACGCGTCATTAACAGGGCTTGGTAAGCAAGCTTTTTGATCAATCATGTCACCAGAGAATCCCGTTATATTGACTTCGTCATCTGGCGAAATGGCGCAGCTACGCCAGCAAATAAACTGACCATCTTCAGATACCGTGTGGAGTTGGCACGTCCCTTCATCCCATGAACCAAGCCATTGGTTACTATCAATTAAGTAAACGTTACTAATTAAGCTAGTGGTTGCTAATGCTCCGGCACAATCAACCACGATAAGTATTTCTATTTTTTTCATCCAATACCAACTGACGTTTATTTATGGAGCCACAGAGTATCACTGTGCTGATTTAACCATTTCGAATGGTTTTTTGGGTTTTACCCACTAAATATTATTGATATTAGTGTTCATATATATTTGTTTTTAATCTCTATGCAGATAAATATAGTTAGTGATTTCAGTTAATCAAGGTCGCATAACTAATATGTACATATCAGTATGTAAATAAAATAAATACATAATGAAATTTATGGATGGATCTTAATTTTAATTTCATTTTTGTTATTTATTAATCATTATATTTGTGGGCTTGATCATATTTTGTGTGAGGTATTGCAAGGAATAATTAAACGAACATTTATTTGATGGAATAATTATTTCATGGTTGGACGTTGAGGGAGCTCCTCATGTTTTTTCTAATGTCTAATCATGCTTGAATAAATTTCGTGCAAGTATAACTGCTGCTAGTTCGGCTATGGCGGAGGTTTAATCCGTACGCAGGGTTTTCAAGCCTCGGAATGTTTCTTCAATTTGCACACGCTTCGAGTTCACTTTGGGGCAAAAATTTGTTGTCATGTCGACCTAGTTGATTGTAGGAGTTATGGGGATTCCGTTCGGATTCTTTCTTGTTCGATTCAACGAGCCATTTACCGTAGACCCTTGCGACCATGGTGATATCAGCGTGGCCCATTTGTTGTGCCAAGTAACTCACGTTGACGTTAGCATGGGTGATCATCCAACTTGCGTAGGTATGTCGAAGCTGATACTGATTAAGGTAACGGACGCCTCCTTTCTTACACAGTGCCGTCCACATTCGGCCTAGTGCACGTTTGCCATAATAGTCATAGCCACTGACCTTCTGCTCCCGAACGACTTTGGGATTAAACACAAAACGCAGCGACCTTGTGAGAGTTGTGATAGCGTAGGTGAGTTTCGAACGACGGAAGCGGATTGGAAAGTTTCATTTTTGGGTGCAGCTTTGCCGGCTCACAGAGAGCTTATCATTCGTCATTGGCCTGCGATTGTTCACCTACTTCAAGAGTGGAGAACGCAATTGTATCGGCATGAAGCCGAGGCAGTTTCGACGCTTGAAAAGCGCTTATCTGCTGAATTTGAAGATTGAGTAAACTCGAGTCGCTCATTGATATGACAAGGTAATTGCGGTAGATTTTCCAACAATAGCAAGGCAGCATCTTTTGATGCGGCCTTTTTTATTGTTCGCAATTCGGAGCCTTAATGATGGCAAAACGAGATTGGAAAGCGCTGCAACAAGAGTACAAACTCGCATTTGAACAAACAGGCATCACAATCAAAGTGTTGTATGATCAAAACCAAATCAATTACAACACGGCGCGTCGATATCTGCAGGTGTTGAATTCGCCACTCGAAAACAGCGAAAACCCAGCAAAAAACGTTCAATCCCCACGTGCTATCACTTCTTCGCCCGATGTGGAACGGCTCGCTCAATGTGATCAGTTAGGAGAGAGTAGGGAAGAAAAGGTTTTTAAATCAAAAGGGAAGGGTGAAAAAGCATCAGTGATCAGTGAAAGTGATCAGTTCACTGATCACGTGACTGATCAACACTCACCGAAACCGACCCATGCGCAATTTTTACAGCGTTTTTGCATCTAGATACGACTCATCAACGCGATGAAAGTGGGCGGTTTATTCATGGCAACCAGTGCTCAACCAAACACAATGGCTATGCACAGCGCTTAAATGATCCAGATGCCATTTTTGATGCAGCAAACTCGGACATTGACCACGAGATTTTGTTTTGTCGGGCGCGGGTGCTGAAAGCCATGGAAACCTACCAGAAGATAGGAGCCTAGCTTGGCAAGGAGGGCTTTGCGCTGGCTGAATGCGTCAAACTGTATGAGCCCTACGTCCTGATGGCCTGATTAAGCTCAACCTACAGCGGAAAAACCAAAAATCCATCAGCGAAGTGTTTCAGGTCCAACAAGATTTCAATATCGCCGCACAGCAATTTAATGTGATGCAGGATTCGATGAAGCTTATCCAAGATACCATGGGCGTTTATGGAGCCTTCTTGGGGCAAGAATCCAACGCGACCAGTGGGATTGCGATTGCCAATCTGGTGGAGCAAGGGGCGACAACGCTTGCCGAAATCAACGATAACTACAACTTTGGATCGCAGCTATTGGGTGAACTGCTATTGGGATACATCCTTGAGGATATGCGTGAGCAGCACAATAAAGCGATTGTGATCAACCGCAATGACAAGCGAAAGCGCAAAACCGTGGTAATGAACCATGTCGATGAACAAGGGCTACTGACCAATGATCTAACCCGCTTACGCGCCCATATTGCGCTCGCTCCCATTCAGCAAACCGCTGCTTACAAATCGCAGTTGGCAGAGCGAATGATGATGATCACCGCGCAGTTGCCGCCAGAGGTACAAATCATCGTGATTGATTTAGTGCTTGAGCTTACCGATGTGCCGAATAAGCAAGAGTTTATGGAGCGTGTCCGAGCGGCGCTGAATATTGAAAAAGAGCCGGAGGACATGACTGAGGAAGAGCAGGCCGAATTAGCCGCACAAAAGCAGCTGGAGCAACAGCTTCAGCAAAAGCAGCTTGAGTTGCAGATGCGGGAAATGGAGGCCAAGGTCCTCAAACTGGAAAGCGAAGCAAAGAACATCATGGCCAAGGCGCAGCGCGAAGAAGGTTTAACCGATAGCCAGCGCTACGACAATGCCAAAACCCAAGCCGAAACCAAACGGATTTTGCAAGAAATCGAAAGCCTCAATCTCGAAATGAGTCAAATGCAAAGCCAGATGCTGCAAACCGTGGAGGCCATGATTGAACAGATGTAGAGGGTCTTACATTATGGGTTCAGTTTGCATTAGCTTGTTTAGGAGCAACATCAGTAATCGGATTTATTCAATCCGAATCCGAACAAGCTTACATTGATGCATGTATACGATACATTAAATGGTGGATTTGGATGTGATACTGAGGAACGAGAAAAGTCTGGCATTAAAAATGAGCACTCCACCAGTGGATATGAAGTGTATTAGTTCCGACTAGATCTGACACTTCAATTTGAAAAGAAGAGAGTTACCCACTTTGATTAAAGGTGCTTAATCACTAATCAAAGACAAAAAGAGGTAACTCTCATGCTTCATACTAACAATCCAATTATCAAACACAAAGCGGGCCTTCTCAATCTTGCAGAAGAACTCGGTAATGTATCTAGAGCCTGTAAGGTTATGGGGGTATCAAGAGATACTTTCTACCGTTATCAAGAGTTGGTTGAGACGGGGGGTATTGATGCTCTGATTAACCGTAGCCGAAGAGCACCGAATTTGAAGAACCGTGTTGATAGTGAAACTGAGCAAGCCGTTATCAAATACGCCATCGACTTCCCAGCTCATGGACAAGTTAGAACGAGTAATGAATTACGTAAATTGGGAGTGTTTATCTCTCCAAGTGGCGTACGCTCAATCTGGCTTCGTAATGACCTAGAGAACTTCAAGAAACGTCTTATCGCACTGGAGAAACAGGTCGCAGAGAACGGTATTATCCTAACGGACGAGCAAGTTGCGGCTCTTGAGCGTAAGAAGCACGATGATGAGGCTTGTGGTGAGATAGAAACAGCGCATCCAGGTTATCTCGGCTCTCAAGACACATTCTATGTTGGCAACTTGAAAGGTGTTGGGCGCATCTATCAACAAACCTTCGTTGATACCTACAGTAAAGTCGCCTTTGCCAAGCTCTACACAACGAAAACACCAATCACCGCAGCGGATATATTGAATGATAAGGTTCTACCGTTCTTTGAGGCGCATGAACTGCCAATGCTGCGAATCTTGACTGACCGAGGCACTGAATACTGTGGTCGTGTTGAGCAGCACGATTACCAGCTCTACCTAGCCATTAATGATATCGACCACACGAAAACTAAAGCGATGTCACCACAAACAAATGGTATCTGCGAGCGCTTCCACAAGACCATATTGAATGAGTTCTACCAAGTGACATTCAGAAAGAAACTGTATGGTTCTATCGAAGAGTTGCAGAAAGATCTGGACGAATGGATGGACTACTACAACAATCACCGTACTCATCAAGGAAAAATGTGCTGTGGCAGAACGCCGATAGAAACATTAGAGGATGGGAAATCAATCTGGGCTGAAAAGAATCTAGCCCAGATATAATCTGACAGGCACCAAGTCGAAAAGTGGGTAACTGTCAGATCAGGTCTGAATTAGTACATATCAGGTCTGAATAAGTACACGTAAGTCCATTAAGCAGTGCTTCGACTTTATCTACTAAGGTTTCTTTTCTGCCTTGCATTAGCTTATAGTTTTGTTGCGTAAATCCATGGAACTTTGTCTTTGATTGTGGATTAAGCACCTTTAATCAAAGTGGGTAACTCTCTTCTTTTCAAATGGAAGTGTCAGATCTAATCTGAACTCATACAAGTTACGCAATAAAGCACGTCATTGCTCCCTTCGTAAGTGATTGTACTCACTTAACTCGGTGCCCCAAAATGCAGGTGCAGAGAACTCCCTGTAAGCGTCAGTTTTCGTTCAATTGAGTGTCATACCTCCCAAGTTAGCATTTTATTACAATGGTTCCCGTTTCAACTATACGAGATTCCTTCGACGCCATGATTTTTGCAGAGTGCTTTTCTGATGAGAAAAGGGATTTCGCTGACGTCATAGGTTGGCTGATAGAAGGGGCATGCTCTTGTTTCTGGAAATGAATTTCCCAATTTCGTGTTTGAGTATTGTAGCGCATGAAGGCAAAGCCTGTAATATTCTTAATAATGGAGCTGCCTTGTTGGTAAAATCCATAATCACGAAAACTCATATAATTGAGTAATCCATTACCGTGATATTGCAAGTCATTGTATTGCTTATCTTCTTTGCCACCTTCCACATGGTAGACTCTAATGACCTCATCTTCCCAGTCATCGACAACAAAAGAGCAACCGCTAAAGTTTGGTGTGAAAACATACAAATGGTCTCGATGAGGATCGGGATGCTTGGGTATGTCGAGGTACTTGCCTTGCGCAACCCAGTAGGCCATCTGTGATGTATTTTTATCGGGCAGTTCACCTGCGAATGTGTCGATGACTTGAATAGTACCGACTGTTCCATGCGCGTATTGATACTGCATACCATTGAAAACAAGCTTACCACTCTCTTTTACTTCCTTTTGAGTCGTAGGGCTGAGTGATGAGATCTGAAGAGCGACAACCTCAGCGCTAACAGGCTGATTAGCAAAGCTGGCCCCAAGTAGATCAGATGGCAAAACGCGTTTTCCTATCGCATCGTTCATTGCCATTCTTGATGCTGGCATCGGTGACAAAATTGCATCAGGAAACTCCCGCTCTTCACCCACATAAATACGGTTATGTAAAACACTACCAACGTTAGTCCCATAAACTTTAGACAGCGGAACGCCTACTGGCCAATTCGGTGAAGATGCCTGTGCGGCTTGTGAGGCCATAAGGGTATCGCCTATATATGTATGGTTATGCATTTTAAGCATTTTTCTTCGTTCTTCTTCCGCCTCTCGCTCCGCAATATTCTCCTTAACACGTTCGACTTGAGCCTCTCTTTCTCGGGCTCTGTTTGATGCCTCATCTACCTCAGCAAAATCAAGCCGGCTAGGAACGCAATAAGCTCCATCTTCATTTTTTGGGTGCACGCCTCGTTTCATTCTATTCACCAATAACAACTATATAGAGCTATAACATACAACAAAAAAAGACGAGGCAAAAACTTGCCCGCTTTTTGGGAGTATTAGATAAACTTGAGTTGCAAGTTGACATATGTGTAATTTCATATATATGATATTTCACATGTGTCACATGTGGGTTCTACTCAACGCTATGTTCGATCCAATCCTTCTTTACAAAGCGCTTTCAGAAGAAACTCGGCTTAAATCTCTGCTGTTAATGCAGAGACAAGGGGAGTTGTGCGTCTGTGACCTCATGCAGGCGCTTAATCTCAGTCAGCCCAAAGTCTCTCGGCATCTTGCCGAGTTGAGAAAACATGAACTTGTTATTGATGAACGCCGTGGTAAATGGGTTTATTACCGAATCAATCCGACTCTAGAGTCTTGGGTCAAGCAAGTGCTAGAAATCACCCTTAATCATAATATGCCGCTCATTAAAGTTGAGCTGCAGTCCATGAAGGGTAAGTCATGTTCAACTGGAGTGAGTGAATAGTTTATGCCCCGTTGCTTCAACCGTTTCAACTTAAAGAGGTCTGTATGAGTAATATATCTAGCTGTGTCGAAACCAGCGCATCTGAAAAAATGAGTTTTCTTGACCGATATCTAACCGTATGGATTTTCCTTGCAATGGCCGTTGGCGTTGGGATTGGAGTATGGTTCCCTCAGGTGGCTCAGTGGAACGAAAGTCTATCTGTTGGTTCAACCAATATCCCACTTGCCATTGGCTTAATCTTAATGATGTACCCACCGTTGGCGAAAGTGAACTATAGCCTTTTAGGCGAGGTAACTCGTGATAAACGCGCGATAACGCTTTCTTTAGTGATGAACTGGTAA